TCAAATATCCTTTAATCTTCTGTTCATGTCATCCAGCTTGGCACCGAAGTCATTATAGGTGAGCTTTGAATACTTCACGATGTCTTCGAGGTAGCTGTTTGTCATGATCATCATGTTTCTAATCTCCAATACTGCGCCATTGGTTGAGATTCCGAGTGTAACGATGCTCTCCATCTGAGATATGGTGGTAGTCATGTTCTGAGCGATGGACTCTCCTGCAATCTGCAGGGCGGTGAAGCGACCATTCAGCTCGTCTGCGGTATCTTGCCCCATAGATGCCCATCCTCCGCTTGTTGCGGTCTGTGATGAGGATGAGGAACCAGTGTAGCCTGTCACCTTCGCCCAATCATCACGTCTCTTCAATCCTTCCTGGACAATATCATCGTAACGCTTGTTGAATGCTTCTATGTCTGTTTCGGTAAGCTTGCCATCGTTGTCCTTGATAGCCTTCGCCCAATCATCATAGAGCTTCTTCAAGTCGCCGTTGATGAGGTCTTCCATAGAGTAGGAGAGAAGAGCCTTCTGCATCATTTCGGAGAAATCGTCTGCGAAATCCTGCGCTGACTTGCTCATATCCATGAGGTCTGAAACGAAGCTATCCTTCATGCTGTCAAAGGAAATCTGTGTAAGGCTTTCCTTCAGCTTGTCTGATAGTTCATCCAGCTTGCCCGCTTGGTCTATGTAGTCATTCAGCTTTTCCGTCAGACGTCCGCCATAGTTGCCCTTACCAGTGTTCTCGATGTGCTCCCAAATAGCAACATTGCCACGGAGAAGCTTCATTTCCTCTGGACTGAGAGAGAAGAGGTCACCGTTGAAGTCTGATTTGACGTTCTTCTTGATCCAATCCATCTCGTCACTACCGAAGCCGCCCCAATAAGCGTTCCATGAGTGGTGCGAACCATGATAGCTTGCCTGCGCCTTTGCGATGTCGAGGTAGTTCTGATTGGTCTCCTGCTGATTCTTATAGGCTTGCTCGTAGTATGAGGTTGCCTTGGAACCATAGGAGTTTTCCATTGCGTCAGTCAAATCCTCGATGGATTGCTGCAAGAGGGTGTTTCTATCCGTCAGTCTTTCGATGGTGTCATTGACTTTCTTTGTATTTCCATCTCCACCGAACAGACTATTAAAGCCACCGAATGAAAGCGTGTTGAGGATATGAGAAACGTTGTTCCCGATACTCTTCAATGGCTTCATAACGATGTCACCCGATAGAGCATCATCGAGGATGCCCGTTACTGCGCCAAAGACCGTGTCCATGAGGTTGCTGATGAGTGTTCCGAAGCCATCTTTCAGAATATCGAGGATGCCGAGTATTGCGGAGATTATTTCACCTGCCATACCGCTATCCCCTAAAGCTTTCGTCAGAGATTTGGCTGCGTCACTATCTTTACCGAGCAACCCTTGGATGCCCTTTGCTAGAGTGTTGGCAACGTCCTTCTGCATAGAGCCACCGAAAAGCTTGTCAAGCCCTAGGATAGAGTTTCCTATGCCTTTGAGTGACCCCGATGTAAGACCCTGCAAACCATTTTCTAGCTGCTGGAACTGAGAAACTGCCTTCTGTGCAGATGTCTGCAAGTCTGATGATGCCTTCTGAACTGATGAGCCAAACTCCAAAACGTTGTTAGATGCGGTAGCGAGAACGCCCTGCGCTCTAGAGAGGTTGGCTTCAGCCTTGCTGATACTTGTCTTGTCACCGCTCTTCTTAGCCTTGGCGAGGTCTTCCTGCGCCTTGGTGACAGCTTTCGTGGCTTCAATCTCTCGCTCCTGTGCATCAATATAGCCCTGCATGGCTGACTGATAGGAGTTGATGTCATCCGAAACCTTCTTAAAGATGTCACTATTCCAGATGGTGGCAGAGCCTTGTAACTTGGAGATAAGTTCCTGTATGGTCTTCTGCTCATTAACATCTGTTGTGCTCTTGGAGAGCTCTTGCAGCTTCTCAATGGTAGGCTCCAGTTGGTCCTTGAACATAGCACCGAAGTCTCCGAAGACGCTTCCCCAATCGATGTTCTGTCTGATGGCATTTATCTCGATGGTTTGGAGGTCCTTCTTTCTCTGCTGCTGAAGAGAGAGCTTTTCGCCCTGCGTCTGAGCCTTGGCAATCTTCTCTTCATACTCCTCGGCAATGGCTTGTTTCTGCTGATAGAGTGAACCATACTCCTTCAAGTAGTCACGCATAGAGGTGAGGGCTTCCCTGTTGACCTCATCAAGCTTCTTATTATACTCTTGGGTAGCGAGGTCTCTAGCCTTATTGAGGGCATTGGACTGAGCAGAGGTAAGGGTTACTTTCTTGCCAGCTTCCTTGTTTTTCTTCTTGAACTCTGCTTCCTGCTTGTCAATTTCGGCTTTGCGCTTGGCATAGTCGTTCTTGATTTGAGCAAGCTTCTTCTCCGTGCCTTCCTGCATGAGGGAGATAGTTTCATCTGTATTTTTCTGCTGCAAAGTCTTCAAGCGGTTGTTTAAATCCTCTTGGGCTTTGATAGTCTTGTTTTCTTCCTTAATGCGAGTCTTACGAGCTGTAACTGCCGCTCTTGCTGCCCTTCCGCTTACATCACCACCTAGTTTCGAGTAGGCATCCTTGGCTGCTTTCAAGTTTTGGGTGGCGGTTTCGTACTGAGAAGCGGTGTATTTGCTCTTATTTCTCTCCATAGCAGCAACCCTCCTCTTGGCTGCGTTATATTCACGCTGCGTCCTGTTGTAAGCTTGCTGATAGGTTTCCGTAGAACCATTGTTAGCCAACGCTTGTGCTCTTTTTTTGGCTTGGTTGAGGGATTGTTTGGCGGTGTTCCATTGAGCCTTGAAAATCAAAGGAATGGTCGTAGCGCCAGTGACCGCCCAATTCCGCTTCATCGTTAAGAGGTTGTTCAGAACCTTTGTTTTCTCAGACTCCTGCATGCGGAGATTCAGATCAGCAGGATTGTTCTTGATGTCCTCTCGAAGACCTGCTATCTCTTTCTGAGCCTTATTGATGAACGCATCCAATCTACTCTCACCTGTGGCGTAGTTGATGGTTTCGTTGGCAGCTTGCCAATCGTTGGCCAGATTGATTGCTTCGTCATAGAAGTCAAAGATTTCTTGACGTACACTTTCGTTCTCCTGTGCTTCTTGCAAGCGAACTTCGATAGGCTTTGCATTCTCGGCTGCTTGGTCTCGAAGTTGGATGATGTTGGAAAGCTTTTCTTCTGCTTGGTCAAGGTCTGCTTGGGCTTGGCTTATCTGTGATGAGATAGCGATGCTACCTTGACCGCCATTTGCTGCGTCTGCTCTGAGTTGCATTTGAAGCTCCTCAACCTTCTTTCGGTACTTCTCAACTTCCTCAACTGCCTTGTCGTACTTCAACTCATCCATGCTCTCGGCAACTTCCTTCTGTGTCTTAGCAAAATCGGCAGATGCAAGTTGAGCTTGTGAGTATTGCTCCGTTAGCTGAGGTGCGAGGTTGGAGAGTTTTTGATAAGCTTCTGCCTTCTCGTATTCTGTAGCTGTCTCAGACTGAATGGTTCTGATAAGGCTTTCGATATTCTGCTGACGTTCCTTGACCTTGTTGTCAAATTCATCCCATGCTTCATTGGATTTCCTTACTGCCGTTTCATGTGCCGATTCTGCGGTAGCTAACTTGTATACGGCATAGGTTACTGCTGCGATGGTGGCAGCTATCCAAAAAAGAGGACTTGAGAACATAGAAGCATTCCATGCGTCCTGTGCCCTTTTGCAGAGAAGGGTGACCTGTGCCCATATTCCTTTGGCTGCGGTGTCTCTTGCGGTAGCTGCGGTATTCAAGCCTTGGGATGCGGTGTTAGCCGTATTGGCTGCTGTATTTGCTTCTGTGGCTGCGGTTGCAGCAGTTTCTCTAGCCGTTTGGAGTTGCTTTGCAATGGTGTTCCTTTCGTTAACGGCAGTGTTGAGTTTGATTTCTGCTGTCTCTACCTTCTGCCCATCTGTATAGGATTCCAGGGCATCGTAAGCATCTTGGAGTGATTGAACCTCGTTATCCTGCATAGCAAGTTTGTTCTCCAATGCCTTCACTTCCTCTGCGGCTGCGGTGGCTGCGTCTGCCTTTGCTTTTGCCTGCGCCTGTAGTTCGGCAACGTAAGCCGCGACCTCTTCACGCTTAGATGCTACCAACTCTGCCTGTGCTGCTGATAACTGACCTTTGGCTACTGCTTCTTCAAGGTCTGTCTTCTTTGCTTCTTCCTTCATAGGGAGCAAAGATTCAAGAGCTGACAACTCGGCTGCATATCCTGCATTTGTTGTTGCTGTGTCAAAGGCTGCTATACTAACTGCCATTGCCTTATAAAGACCGATGGCAGATGCGGCTGCAAGGATAACCTCACCTATCTCCTTCCAATGGTCGATAACCTTAGATGTGATATCCAAAGCATCATTCATCAAGCCTTCGGTCTGTGTGCCGAGGTCATTAATAGCCATTTCGATGGTGTCTTGGATATTGCTTATCTGTCCAGTAATAGAGTGAGATTGCTTTTCCATCAATCCACCGAACTTGCCGCCTTCATTGGTAAGACTTTCGATAGCCTTCTTAACTTCGGGGAAACCAACCTTACCTGCGGTCACCAATTCCGAAACCTTATCCTTGGTAACTCCGAACTGCTTGGCAAGCTCCTCCGTCAAAGGAATACCGCGACCTGTAAATTGCATCAAGTCTCTTGTGAACAATCGACCTTGCACCATCGTGGTACCATAGAGCCATGTGAGGTCCTGCAAGTTCAATCCCAATCCTGCTGATACGTCACCGAGCCTTCTCATGGTATCGGTAATCTCATTGGCTGCAAATCCGTATGCAAGGAGCTGCTTTGCGCCATTTACCACACCCTTCATGTCAAAAGGTGTAGAAGCAGCAAGGTTGGCGAGGTCCGAAATCATTCCCTTTGCCTTCTGCCCGCTACCGAGCATGGTTTCAAAGGCAATTTCAAACTGCTGAAACTCTCCTCGGACAGTACCCAGTGTGCTGATGATTTCCTTTGCCGTAAAGCCAGCGAAAGCCATCGATGCAACGGACTTGATGCGATTGAAAACGTTCTCAATGCTCTGGCCCTGCTGCTCGACTGCTCTTGCTGTCTGTGATACTCCATCCTGTACCCCTCGAAAGGCTTTCAGTACGGATGAATTATCGCCTGTTATGTCAAACTTGATACTTGCCATTTTTTTATTCTGTCAATTACGTAAAGGTGCACCTCCTAGCCAAAACCTTTATTCTTTACTTTGTTCTTGTTAGTGAAGGAGGTTAAATTGGATTCTCTTCGCTCTGTCTGATCAGCTCCATGATGTCCTCTTTGTTATCTCCGCTGAAGACCTTCTCTGTTGCTGATGGAATGTGAGCCTTCTTTCTTTCCTCATCGGATAGATAGATGGAAGTTATCTTATCCTTCATCATAAGCGTGAGGTTGTTGTATGATATTTCCCACAGAACATAGTCAAGGGTCCACTTGTATCTCTCGCAAGCTGCGTCAATGAGAGAGCCCCAAATGGTTCTGCCACCAAAGATATACTGATTACTAGAGTCTTTGGCTTGTTTTATCTTCTCCATACGCTCCGCTTCCTTGTCTATTCCACATTCCGTGATGATGTCGTGAAGCTTGTTGTCTGAGAGTATGGTGATGAGAAGAGTAGCTATATCATCGTTATCACAGAACTTGAAGATGATGTTTTCCCTTGCCTTCAATATGCGTGAACTGAGCATATCGGATTTCTTCTGAAGAGTGTGGTAGGCTATTAGCTTACAGCAGAGACTTCGATTCTCCTCTACTACACGGAGTGCTTCAATGAGGGGATTCAGCTTTAAGTTATCATCTTTGATACCTAGCTGCTTAATCAATGGAGCAGTCAAATACATCTTGCCTAAAGTCTGTGGGTAGATAAACAAATGTCTTCTACCTACCTGTATGCCTAGAGGTGTATCTGTTAACACCATGGCTATAATAGCGCCAATTTCGATGTCATTCTTCATAAGCCAATAAAATTTGTTAGCACCCAAGGCAGGACTCGAACCTGCGTCTTTCAACCAGCATTTTAAAGACCAACTGGATTTCATGTGACGGACTTTGGTCTCGCTCTAACCAACTGAGCTACTTGGGTAGGTTGCCGACTGATAACCCTCAATCGGCTGAAGGGTGAAAGGAAATCAACATATTGCCTTAAACGTCACCGTCGGTTTGTCCGTTTGTTGGAACAGTTATCTCCGTTGTTGTGTCTGTAGCACCTGCAGGATGCTTGAATGTAAGAACATATTCATCAGTCTTACCCTTAGCTTTCTTGGCTGTGATGATGCGCCAACGGAACTGACAATATACGGTCTCACCCTTCTTGTTGGTGGTCTTTGCTACCTCGTCACCCTCTGGCACAAGAGCCTTGTGGGTGTACTGCATCAAAGCACCATCCGCAGAAGAATATGATTCCTCTACGCTGACGGTTGAATTGCCAATATAGCAGCCAGGGTTCTCTGCATCTTCCGGCTGAACAGCGATAGCGTAGTTTCCTTCGATAAGTCCATCAATGGTAGGGAATGGCTGAGGTAAGCCCTTCTTGATGAACTCTTGATAAACGAGTTCGTAGGTGGACTTAGTTGTCTTTGAATCGACAATACCGCCACCTTCCTCCTTAGCTTCTGTTGTATCACCCTTGGTAGGGTTCAGCTGGGTAGTGTCCTCCTTTGGAGTGTCGAGTTTCTTCCAGTTGTTTGTAGCATCACTAAGGTTACGAACATAGATGGATGGTTTTCCCCATGTTGTTACTGACATAATCTTAATCGTTTATAGTTTGATACAATAATTTGTTATTAATGATGTGCTCACTTGTGCCCTCGCAAGCTATTACCCTCTGTTCACTCATAGACAAGCGGAAATCTGATCCATGAACTGCTTCGAAGGTAGAGAAAGAGAGTTGACATAACTCACGGAGCCTTGCCGTGTTCTCTTCCTTTCGGGTATTGCCTTTCTTTGTGATAGCTTGATCTTGAACATAGATGTTTACATTCACAAAAGCTTCTTGGATTTGCGAGGTTTGATTTGCTAGCACTGAGATGCAAATATCTTCCTTGCCAGTTGTACCTGTTCCATAGAATGGTCTTCCTCGCTTGCAAAGACTACCTGTTACAGCAGTCTTTAATTTAGAAGAAGAGATAATGTTGTACACATCATCCTTAATATCAATATCCGATTTCATAGCTTTATCTGATTGATTCTACTTACAGCTTTATCCACAGCGAGCTTTAGTTTACCATCAACGACGGAACGAGCCCATAACTCAGTGGATGCAAGCACATCTTTATTTTCTTTAGCTTCTACAAAGTCTGCATAGTTCATAGCCGCGACTACTACCAATGCGTAAACCTGTGAGTATTCCTTGGCTAGGTCAGCTATCATTTGTCTTCCTTCTTGTGAACCATTAGAACCATTGCCTATGGAAGCGAAGGCTGATTCTACTTGTTTCCTTCCGTAGTCAAAGATGGCATAACCGATGGAGCTTCGTAGGTTTCCTGTATGGTCTATCCAACTTTCCTCTGCCGAGCGGTCTCTTATCCTTGCATTACATTCTTCTCCTAGCTTGGCATAAGCAGTGAGGATTTCTTGCTTTATTATCGCCATAGCGGACTGAAAAAAGTTATCGAGCGCAGACTGAGAGGTTGAGAGTTTTATACCCATATTTTACATTGCAGTTGATAACGATGAAAGCCGAGTACGACAAATTCCTTCACTTCGTTTCCGAAGAGCTTTACACGGATTTTGTCTCCATACTCGAAATCACGGCATGCTCTAGGAAGGTTGTAGATGGTGTAGGAATAGTTCTTTGCAGAACCATCGGGGATAGTGATAACGTTTGCCTTGCCTGCAGGAACAATATCACACTTACAATAGTTCTCCACCCATTCTTCTGAGCCTTCAACATAGTCTCCGTTATCGTCTTCATACCCATCAGTTACGTGTAGGTAATCTAGGGTATGAGCAGCGAAATCCAATACAGCCATATCTTAACCTCCTATATAAACCATCGGTTGACCCAGTGCAGGGGATTCACCGATGGTTTTGTATAAAGCATTTATTCGTACTAGCAGCCTTTCCTTATCCTTGTCAGATAGTGTTCCTATGCTCTTGTCTGACTCGGATAAGCTTACAGCTTGTATGAGAGAGTACAGACAATCAGCAAGCGCACCTTTCCATTCCTTGGACTGAGCGACCTCAAATGTATATTCATCATCACCATTAAGCTGACGTTCTATCATCTTATTCTCCACGAATCCTAAAGGGATAGGGTAGTGGATTTCATCAATCAATGCTTGCTTTATTGTCTTCATATCAATTCAAATTAAACCTCTGGAGTGAGTTTAGAGAGAACTTCGGCTTCCTCCTCATCGCTGAGTGAGTTGAGAGCCTTAATCAGAGTCTCATCGGTTGAGTTAGTCTTCACATTGACACCAGCAGCCTTCAAAGCAGCGATGAGGTCAGCCTTCTTATACTTCTTACCCTTGTAAGTTGTATACTGGTCGGTATCATCGGTAGACTCGGCATTCGTATCAACCTCCTCAGACTTGGTAGTGAGCATATAAATCTGATCTACGTCCTCGATTACTGGCAAGCAGATAGCCTGTCCTGCGGTAACCTCCTGCAAAGATGGCTCATTCTTGGAGTACTTAGAGATAAGCTTGTAGCTGTCAACGTTAGAGTACTGAACACCTGCTACTCGGTTGGTGTCCTCTGCAAGGGTACCCCAAACGAAAGAGCCTACGTTGGTGTTACAGATGAAGATAATGTTATTCTCATTCCATGGCTTAACTGATTTTGGCTTTCCGTTCTTCTCGATAATCACGGTTCGGTTGATAACCTTGATGGCTGCACCGAACTCATCCTCGAATGCTTCCGAGAAAGCTGACTCCGATGGTGTCTTGAGCTTGGTATTTTCGGTATAAGTCTTACCCTCGTAGTCGGCAACAAGCTCTTTTGCCCATTGCTCCTTGCGGATTTTCTTAATCTGCGTCTTAGCGAGCATAACCTGTATGATGGTATTGTTATCGGCATTTGCCTTATCGAAGATTTTCTCGAAATCATCACGGGTAGTAACACCATTGGTTGCTGTTTTGAAGCAGTTTGCCTTAAAATATCCATAGTCAACACGGATAGCCTTACCCGAATTGTCTGCATCTTCAACGGCAATAATACCATTAGAGAGACCTGCCAAGAAGTTCATTTCGTTACGCTCTTCGAGACCGACAGAACAAGCGACACCATCATTCATGAGCTTATTGATGATACGAGCCTTTGCAGTTTTAGCAGCCTGTCGTGTTGATGTAGCCTGCTCAACCAAGCCTTGCGCCTGAAATGAATTGGCTCTCGCTACAATGTTCTCATACTGAGCCTTCATGATGTTGATGTTGTTGATATCAGACTCGAAAAGAATCTTCTTCATCGCAATCTTTGGCAACTTACCATTAGAGGTTGCGATTTGACCACGCTTCTTCAAAGGAATGTCTGAATCCATCTCAACGATGTCGGCAGCTACATATGTGGTCTTAGCTGATGAACCTTCCCACTTCTGATCTGGAGAATACACATCGGTAAGCATCTCCTTGTAAAGATAGGTACGCTCCTTCGGATTCTCCTTCTCCTTAACATACAAGCTAAGTTTAGGGAAGATAGCTCGGATAAACTGAATAAAAAGTGATTCGTTCATATAAACAATCTTTTAAGTTAAAAACTAGAGCACAACTTAGTCATGCTCAAAAATAAGACTTGGGAGAGCTGTCTTGATGGCGGTTCTCTGAGTTTCGTCCTTGAACTGATAAGGCATTGCCACATCATTCACGCGACCATTATCCATAATGGCAACCGCTTCACCCTTCATGCGTGAGCGAACGACAACACCAGCAAATTCTGCTTTGCTAGCCTTATCTTTGTACTTGCCATCTTCGGTTTCAAGTGGAGAATACTCATAAACATCATCAACCTTCTTGCGGACAATGATGTGACCTGCCTGAATAACCTCATCCTTGAAGTTGGCGTAGTCGAGTGCTCTACCGCCTGTGATACCACCGAGATACTGACGGATAACCACAGCGTCCTTACCCATGTCGTAGCCTTTGGTTTTTGGCTTGTAGTCTTCTGCTACCATAATCTAATAATTTATAAATGAAACAATAGATGATTACATCTTAGCCAGCTCCTTGACTTCATCATCAGACATTAACTTATCTTCCTCCTTTGGCTGAGGTTTGGTATCGGGAGCAGGGATTCGTCCAAGCTTTTCAAGACCCTTTTCAAGTCTTTCCTTGTTCTCTTCCTCAATATCTTCCTTCAACTCATCGAGGTAGTCCTCAAACTCCTCTTCATTCTCAAACTTCATGTGAGAGAAAGATTTAAGCCGACGCTCTCCGAACTTACCTGTGTCCTTCAGCAGTTCCCTTACCTTTGCGGTACGGTTGCTTGTGGTATTGCCAGACTTCAATGCAGTTACATCGCCTTGGAGTGTAGCAACAGCCTTTGTAAGTTCCTTGATTGCGGTGAGGGTAGCGGAGTCATCATCATCGCTATCCTTCTTGCCCTTCTTGCCCTTCCGTGACGGACTTCTACGTGCTGGATCGTCATCTGGATCTGGATCGTCATCTGGATCTGGATCGTCATCTGGTGCAGGATGAGCGTTTTTGTACTCTGAGACTTGGCGGTCTGCTGCGGACTGAGTTAACTGGAGTAACGGCAAGACATCATCAATTGCGTCACTAATACCTTCACTAACTTCTTCGTCAGTAGCATCATCTTTGAGTTGAAGTTTGTTGGCAACATTGGCGGCAACACCCTTTAACTCCTTACGACTGAACCCCAATGCCTTAATGTCTCGATTGGTTTTCAGTGCTTCAAGAACTTTTCTGTAATACTTGTTCATTGCTTGTTGAGTTATATTTAACAAAAAATGGTCTGCGAGCGAAATGCAGGCAGACCAAACGTAGAACTCGGTGTAAGAGCAATGTTACGAAAAGTTCTGTCACGTGCATCTTCACACGCTTTTATGGGTGCAAATATACGAAATATTATTTAATCAACAAATAGTTTTTGCAAAAAAGTGAGAAATTATTTTCATTTCAATAAACAAGGGAGAACTTCACAGCCCTCCCTTGGAAGATAAGATGCAATAAAAATGCACTTAAACGTGCAAAATATATTCTGTGTTTAAGTTAGATTCTTTTGGTATGTAATTATGGGTTTGAGGTATTTTATCGGCTTGTAGCCTATAGTCTCCCTTTGTCGTGGTAAGAGTAATACTGGTCGGACTTGCTACTGATGATAACGTGGTCCATAAAATACAATCTCATTATTCCACAAGCCTTCTGTATCTTATATGTTATCTCATCGTCAGATTTTGATGGAAAGAAGTTAGGGCTTGGATGATTGTGAGCCAATGCTATTATTACGGCATTGCAGGAGATAGCTTCTTTACACACAATTCTTACATCTATAGTGGTTTCTGATATTCCACCTTGTGACAATCGAACCATTTTGATTAACTTGAAGTTGTTATCCATACAGAACAGATAAGATTCTTCTATTTCTAAATCCTTGACGTATGGTAAAATATAGTTGTAGATGTCGAGGGAACTACCCAAATCTGTAAGTTCTTGCGACTTCTCCTTCATAAATCTTCTGCCAAGTTCGAATGCAGCGAGTATAGCGGTAGCCTTCTTTTCACCTATTCCTTTGATAGATGTAAGCTCCTGAAGTGTTCTCTTGCTTGCCTTTCTCAGTGAATGACTACCATCAAAGATTTTTCTTATTGGTTCATTACCCTGTAGCATAGGGTCTATACCGATAATTGAAGCAATAAGGTTCTCGTTACTCAGATATTCTACCCCATATTCCTTTGCGTATGATGTGATAGAATCGTACTTGATAGTTCTTGCATTATCCTTCATAAGATACCTCCTCTATGTCTTTTGAATAATTGAACACAACATCAAAACTGAAACCCAATTCAGTAATGAGGTAGAAATGAATATCCTCCCAGTCCCAACTTGAAGGAATGCCTTTTATCTTTTTAGACTTTTCGGCATCCATTGCTATGATAACGTTCTCTTCCATTGCTCTATCTTTTTTTTAAAAAGTTCATAACTTTCGTTTCATACACTATGAATCCTATCTGATCCACCACAATCAGTTTCAGATGATTTCCTCCTGGTCCATTTATATCACCATCATTCAATCCGATTTCGTCTAACGTTTCCTTGATGGCTGTTTGGTAATCTCCTATACCTTGAATTAATAAGCATAGGTCTGGTCTCTCATTAAGAAACTGATGAAAACCATATAGGCTATATGAGCCTTTTTTGATGAGTGAGAAGAAATCTTTCCATTCATCACCGCCAACCTGCGTGGTTACGGATTTCAGCTCTTCTATTGTTGTGCAGTTGTTTTCCATACGATTTCATTTAGCGTGATACGATGAAGTCTTTATCTGTAAAGGTCTGATCCTTATATCTTCCGAACAACTCTCGGTCGCTGATGAGCTCATTAGCACATGCTAACTCTCTGAATGAAAGTTTGTACCCAACAAACTTATCTTTCAACATTTCGATTTTGAGTTCTTCTTTCTGAAGTTCAGATAATTCATATACTGTCATATTCATTTCCTCCTATTAAACATTTCCATGACTCTCGAATTGTGAAGCAACCTCTTGCAAGATTTCATGTTCCTTCCAATCTGGATAAAGAATGCAGGTGTCTAGAACAACGTTTCTGAACATATCGCAGTATTCTTTCGAGAACTTCTTTTTCAGTTCGTCATATAAGACTGGAAAGAATACAAAGCTATTAAACAACTCAACCCCCTTATCAACTCTTTCCTCTACCATTTTATAGGTGAGGTCTTTTAATTCTTGCTTATTCATATCTATCTTAATTATTAAACAATTCAAATTTAATTCCTTTATCAGTTTTCTTAGCCATCCATTTTGCTGTAACCACGCCACCATTCCAAGCTTTTATGAGAGGGGGAACCTTACACTCCCCTACATTTATAATGTGTGTAATATACTCGCAAGCACCTTCAAAAGTGTCGAATGCGTGAAGTAATACCGTATATCTATCAGATTCTGTGTAAACGTTCATTGCTCTTATCTCCTATAATTTAAACCAATTCATAGCTTTCTGTATTCTCATTGTATGCTACGACTCCTTTCTGCTGTAAATTACAAAGTGCAGTGTTGAAGTTGTAGATACTAAACTCTGCATCTGTAGCTTCAATCAAGCATCCTTCTTGGTAGCCGAACTTGACCTTTTTCAAAGCCTTTGTAATTCGCTTCTCTAACGCTTCTACTGTGTAAACTTTAACCTTTTTCATTGCTCTTATCTTTTAATTGTTATTTTTATTTTGATAGTGCAAAGGTAATCATTTTTTTGCAAATGACCAAACGTTTTGAGCATAAAGTGCTTTTTGCTAACTTAGTTTAACTTATTGATACTTAGACACTTATATCAAACTATTAATTTTGTGTATGTAAGTCTATTTCTTAAAAATGGTATAAGTTATATGGAGATAAAAAATGAACCGCTTAGAAAGGCTTATATTGAAGTGTATAGTCTTTTTCTGAATTACTTTATATTAAATAAAAAATGCACTCTAACCTCACGGTCGGAGTGCACTAAGAGCAATGAAACGTTAAAGGTAACGTTTCGGCTGCAAAGTTACAAAACTTTTCTGTATCTTGCAAATTTATACTATACTATTTAACAATTGCAAATCATTGTCTCTATCGAAGTCGTATGGATAGAAGGTGTTGGCAAGGGCATCCATCTTGTCGGGAGAACGTTTCAGACGCTTCTTGATTTCGTCTTTTGGTTCCATGATGATTGAACCATCTGACTGAAACAGCCAATGCACTTCGCACAATTCTTGATCCAACTCATCGTCAGGTGGGAGTGCTGCAAAGAATCCATTCTTTGGGTTGAGCCAGTCACGTATACACCAAAACAAATAAGCCCTCATGTTAGCGAAAGAGTAGCAGCCTGTCACATCATGCTTGTTTCTCACGCCTTCCGAGAACTTGCAAGAGAATGCAGTTAAATACTTTTGTTCTATGAGTCTTGAATAAACTCCAGCACCTTCTCCTATGGTATCAATGAAGGCTTTATTCTTGGAACTCAAACTTAGGTAGTGCGCGACTTGACCTGCGACTGCCATGTGGTCCGCATGACCACCCGAATTGTGACACTTGATTTCTGAAACATAGTTTCCTTGTCGTGGAACATAGCAAGACCTATCGCGCCCCATACCTGCGACATCGACACCTAATCGTATTGGCTTATGGGTGATAAAGCCACTATCTTTAAGTTCCTTCCATCTTCTATGTGCAATCTCGCACCATTCGTATGGTATAAGGGTATCTTCGGACACCTTCGGAAACATACCGAGGACCTTAACACGGAAGAGGTCATTGGGAGTATAATACCCACCTTCCCAAATAAAATCGCCACGACCTTCATCAAACTCAGACTTTCTGATCTTCTGTGCCCATGCTGAGACCTTATCGGCTACCCATTCATAGTCAACTTGACCAGGGATAATGTTTTTCTTGCTTACTACGTTCTCTGCGTTGAGAGATGATAATCTAAACTTCTTGAATCGGGGAGACTTCATGGAGTTGGCTGCATACCCTGTAGTAACGTTTGGGTTGAATACCAATAGCAATCGAGAGTTACCTTGCAGGTTACCCTCGATTGCATTATAGATGGTGTCCGAGATACCGGATGCTTCAGTTACGATGAACATGGTGTTTACAGCATGGAATCCCGACCAAGCCTCTGTGTTGTCGGCTGAAGATTTGAAACCTGTCAGATACCATTCCTCGTAATCTGTTCTGATACCATCCGACAGCAAACGACCAGGCAGAAAGCCTGCCTTTTTGTATAGACGTGCCACTTCTGGTATCATGATGTTTGTTACCTGTCTTCCTGTCGGTGCAGTAAGGGCAATCTTGGTGTTCTTTTCCAAACTGCCATCCTTACCAAAGCGAGGAGTGAGGTAGAGGAAACATAAAGCGGCTACGGCAGCGATGAAGTCCTTACCCCTTGCAGTTCCACTGGCTACCGTTGTCATTTTGTTCTTCTGAACAGAACGCAATATAGCCTTTTGCTCTTCGTCAAGGCGAGCCTTCAAGACTTCCTTGGCGAAGAGACACCAATCATTGCGCCATGCAATCATTTTTTTTATTGCTTTCTGTTCTGACATATTGCTAATTCAATAATATTCGTATTTTCTTGTTTCCTTTAAGTATGGCTGCTGCAACTCGATGATAACCATCAATAATATAAATCTCCCTATAAACAAACACTTTATTCGATTATTCTCATTTTAACCTTTCTCTCATGATTGAGCTTTGCGGCAACGAAACGATGATTTCCATCAACAATCATTATTCTTTCACTATTACCATCAGTGTATCTTAAAGCCTTGATACCGTCATAATTTCTTGATGACATGTATTTTGCAACATCTTGTTTATTCAAGAAATCTTGTGGCGTGTTAATGCTTGAATTTATGTCAACATATACATCTTTCCCAAGTTCTTTAAATGTTTTATCAATATCACCAACTTCTTGACTGAGGCTGTATTTCTTTCCATAGACCCTATGAAAAGAACCAATAACGGCTTCTTCGACTCCATAGGGTGTCTTTGAAATGAATAAATTTATGTTCCAATTAGGAAATTTTCTATCAAGCTCGCTCACCCCACCACTTGCCTTACGGCTCTTGCTTGCTGAAGAACTGTTTGTCCCTCTTGTGCCATTACTTCGTTTACCCATAACCTAACAATTTAATTACTAACTATAATAAACTACTTTGAGAGCTTTGGGAAATCCTGCATGTTATCAAGCATATCTTCTACAGAGAAGTTCTTTACTTGAGTATCATACAAGGTCTTTTTCAGCTCTTGGTATTTTGCTTTTGCATCAAGATCAAGCATACCGATGGTATCTTTCATCTTTTCAAAAGCTTTCAACTTATTCTTGATGATGATGATTGGTGTTACATAGACGGCATTATTTTCCTTACACCACTGCTCAATCACGTTACCACCTCCATAAACGATGAATCTGAATCTGTTGCCATTTGCTACGAACTTGGCAATCTCGTATTCAAATTGCAGTTCATTTAATCGGTCTGTACACCCCCTTGTGGCGAATGATGAGTAACCTTTAGGGACACCCATCAAATTCAGCTTATAGAACTTAGGAGCCACATTTAAGTCAACAAATACACCAATCCCCTTTTCCTGCATAGCTCTCGCAAGAAAGCGTTTCTTGTAGATAGCCTGCATACCAAAAGCTATTGGAGTATCATTTGATAAGCTGAAGTTAGGCTCAATGATGCTGCCAGGGTTATACTTCAAAATCTTCTCTGGCTTCTCATAGATTGACCGGAATCTATAATCATCAGTATAGAAGTGGAGTGTTCCCCTGCCATTCATATTCGTTGTTCTTGCCTGCTCACCAAAGCAATAGAATGGGATTTCTATGTACTGAGGTTGCATATCAGACAACAAACATGGTATCTCCAACGGATTGTCCGTAGGAAACAAGCAGTCTGGTATATACAATTCTCCGTTATACATAATTATCCTTCTTCATCATCGGGAAGCTCCTTCATTAACTTCTCGAATGGGTTTTCTACTAATCTGTTATCTACTTGCTCGACATAGCCACGCTTCTTGCCCTTAGTTTTCAGAAGGAAGATGATTGCAGTTAGATTACCTTCATTCACCTTTTCGACCAGCTTGCTTTCAGTAAAGTCAAGAATGCCTTCATCTATATCATCCAACATCTTGGCTAACTTCTCATCCTCTTTTCGCCAGTTATATAAGGCTTGGCGTGTAATGCCCAAAGCTACTGCCGTAGCAGCCATATTGCCGCCCTTCTTTTCGTAAGCAGCGGCAATTTTTTTTAATTCTGTTCTTCTTACCTTTGTCATAATCAACCTTTCTAACTTGCAGATGCTATGACAGCTTTCAAAGCATCTATATACGACATATTCTTACACAACAAAAGTGATTTCGAAAGATGGTCTAATGGTCCAAGTCCAGGAAGCAGATTGATATCTATAGGATAATATCTACCATCTATTCCCTTGCGAAAATCAATTCTTGCGTGAGATTTCAATCCTAAGTAAAGGAATATAGTTCCTGCCAAATTCATTAACCTGTCATCATTCATTGCAGAACAGCATTCCTTAAAACCAACTTTGCAATCTCGTGTTTGGATGCCATTGGTTTCATCGCAATCAATAGAAATCGAACACAGAAGTAAATATTTATGGTTATTAATGCAGGTTACCGTGCAATCAGATCCAGCAATATACTCCTCAACAATACTTTCCATTCCAAACTCTTCTTTAAGGTATTTCACCTGTTCCATTACCTCTTTTGGGGTACGACAGATGCTTTTCTCCGATATACCAAAACTATCACTTCCATATCTAGGTTTAACAAAATATGTCTTACCTTCTTGTAATGATGATAAATGATATTGTTTCGGTGCTCTAATACCGCAACTACAAAGGAAACGGAAGACCTTTTTCTTATCCTTTACCAATTCGTATTTAGAGAAATCCTCTGCTGTTGTTTTTACACCTTTTGCTCGGATAGTCTTGATGAGAGATTCGCTTGCGGTTCTAAGTAATGCCACATCTTCCTTTTGTAAGAAGTCTAGCTTATCGTTTTCATCTACAACAGCTAGTTTGACATTATCTTTTCCTAAGGCTTCTCTATAATATTTGAAGACGGAAGAAATTCCATAGTTCTCCATCTCTTCTTTACTTGTTATGCTCCAAATCATTTTCTTTTTCTCCTTCCTTTATTTCGATTAAACGTTCACTCGCTAACTCTAACAATTTGGCAAATGAGATACTTGGGGATTTTATGCCAAACTCCTTACCTATCTCTTTTTGGATTTTAAGCAGGGTTTTCTCGTTATCTTCATCGGAAGCTAAAACGAGAGCATCACTTTTACGTGCTTGTTCACGAATATCTCCATACAATGTGTCCAGACTAGCAAATGAACTAGGGTAGAGGATGATGGTGAATACGAAATTCTCCTGCATGGCATATACATCTATACCCTCTGTGCTTATTGGCTTAATCTCGTCAATGTTCACATGAGCAAACTTCTTGAAGTCGATAGATTGAATTGATGCAAACAACTTCTTCAAGATGCTAACATTAGCTTCACCATGAAGGGAGTTGTGAGATAATTCAATAGCAATAGCTTCATCATTTGTAATCTCGCTCTCTTCTACATATAAGATGCCTAGCATTTTATAGTGCAGTTTCTTGCATGCCCTCAAACGATGATTACCGCTGATCATGATGTATCTACCATTATCCTTCTTGATACAGGTAGGCACACTACTCAATCCAGACTTAGCAATGTTGTCTGTTAGTTGGGCGAAGTCTTCACCCGACATTTCATTTGCATTGATTTCTACCTCATCTATGAGGTTTATATCAACTTTTGCGTATTTCCATCTATCTTCATTTTCCATTCTTCAACGATTTTTGATATTTCTCAATGATTTCCTTATTCGTAGGGTATATGCCAAGTATTCCTTCGTAAGCAAGATAAGATGATGTGCAGTGTTCCTTCACTTTTTTGTACACGCCACGATATTTCATGCTCACTGGCTTATGAGTATAAGCGCAGGATATAACCTTCTCGCAAAGCTTGCGCATTCTTCTGCTCAAATATCTTTGAACGCCTACAGACTGAATGCAATACAATATGAGTTTACTCAATCGAGGGATTGCGTTATTCGTGCAGAAGTCCGTTAACTGAAACAAATCATACCCCTTGTGTTGAGGTAGCGTAAAACCAAATCCACCTAGTGTATATTTGTCGTATTTCACCACAAAAGCAAATTGACAGACACTACATTGGTCCACCTTCTTGATATACTTCTTTTGCAAGCAATGAAGTAAAGGTGGGGTTACCCGTTCAATCATCAGTTTGCTTGCGTCTGTAATCTCCAAATCATCGGGAGGTACAATCTCGTTGCATTCGATTCTGTATGAAGAATATGAGGTGCTTGCATTATTTTGTGCAGTTGGCTTATTACAATAGAGGAACCTTCCTGCAGACCGTCTTTCCCCACTTGAATTATTCCACATAGCTATCTTATGCAGGTTTCTCAGATAAGGGCTGTTGCTGAAATAGTAGAAATAACTATCACTCGGAATACTTTCCACAAGATTATAGTAGTCGTTCCTTGCAACAGAAAAATCTGATTTCAAGTCACTATTTTCAGAAATGAGTTTGAATGCTCTCTTCTGCTTCTTCTCTATTCTTCCGTAATTAAAGAAGATTACCTTCTTGTTCTTGATGGCTTCTTCTAGTGTTCCAACATGGAAATCACATGTAGTGAGCAATCTCATCAATCGCTCATTTGCCTTCTCGGTTTTTTCGATAGATTCCCTTGCCTTAATTTTCAATGCTTCGAAGACAGCACTATTTCTTGCCGATTCACTCATGAAATACTTTTGCAGTTTCACGGCATAAAGAGCTAGCGCAAGCTGTCTTGATGGTGTAGGATTGTTATAGTCCTCCAACCATGCAAGCTTATCCTTATATGTTAGTGATGTTTTACCATTTGCCAACATATAGAGCAGATAGCAGTAGGCATCTTGGCAGTATATAGATACTTCCACCTTATCAAGGAAGAATAGCTCATAGTAGTACATGAAGCCATTTACTATGCAGATTTCCTTGTGTCCGTTAGCTTTTACAGCATCATATAGAGCTGAAACCATTTCAGAATTGTATGGCAAAGGCATAGTCATAAAAGCTTCTATTGCGCTATATGGATTCCCTTGATATAGGAGTGGGCATAACTCATCTGGAGTATCATATTTAAGCCCTGTAACCTCACAAAATTGCTTGTAAGATGTTATAGATTGATAATCTTCCAATTCGTGGCTTATAGCGTAATAGAATATGCGATATGCAGAATACACACAATTCATAGCTCGATAGAAATCATCAGTTGCATGAAACGTTCTAAATTCTATCGTCTTCGTCTTGAAGTATGCAGAAATATTCACTGCATGACGAATGAATCCCTTCTTAGACTGATTAGTGAAGAGAGTTTGTAAATCATCAAACGTCTGCGCATTTTTTACTCCTTCGAAATATTTTTCTGTAGGAATAGGTTTGGCATTGAAGATGTTTTCATCCCAATCTGAAATTTTGGCATATCTTTTAAAATATGGATAGCAGACATAAAAGAACAGATATACTTTCTTTAGCTGATCTACAGACAAATCTCCTACGTATATATGAACATGAGTATCAATACTCCACTTTATCTTTCCACCTGCAGCAACCATTGATTCATATACTGAACGAAGGTCGTGCAATTCCTTTAGGCAGCAAAGATGTAGTGGAGGGGTATTCACCTCTCCACCAAACTGCTTATTGCTTGAACAATCGGTATTATCAATGCTCTCTTCCTTGCTCCAGGAGTAACCTTCGGGCAAAGTTACCTTCGCCCTTTCAAGATTGCACATTTCGATTTCAATACCAAATGTTCTGTTTTTTATATCGCTATCTACATTCATGAAGCATATCTATTTCGTTAATAATACCTAATCTCTGAATAGTTCTTCCTGTTTTACGGAAGTCTATTCCTAAAGCTACACTTGCAAGCGTAATGAGGGATGATGTAACAGGTAACTCTAAGCCTATATGAAGTGCAATACTTTCCATCAGTACCAATCCCTCTGAAACGTCTTCTGTGATGTAACGTGAGTGAACAGATGTTGGGCTGATGGCTCTATCACTAGATTCTGAGTAACGATGCAAACTCTCTATTGGGTCTGACATATTGAAACCTCCTGCTTCAAATACGCTTGTTTTGAAAAAGCCCAAGTTTTTTAAGACTTTCATCTTTTCTTCGTCAAGTCTCATCAATAGATTGATAGTGGAGTCATTTCCTCTTGCGTATGCTTCGCGATACATACAGAAATTTCCCTTTGAATATTCTATTCTCGGAATACTCATAATTGAACCTATCGTATGCAATACCATATTTGGATTGAGTAATGCAGATTCAAGCACGCAATATTTTGCTATAAAACCTTTGCTAATTTTATGCAGTTTCTCCATGCAGGTATCATGATTAGAAAAGCATGCTACAGGAATAACTTCATGCCTATAACCAACACGAAAAACAACTTCGTTTGGTTTATCATCCAACTCTACTCGTCCTTCCAAATATGGACCTGTTGCTTCAACTAACATTGGTAGTTTTCTGCAATGTTTCTCAAAATAAAAAGAGGATGCGTAACTAGAGATACAGACAACAATCTGATCATTGTGAAGGTATTGATGTATACGTTCTACTAGACCCTCATAGAAGTTACTCTGAATAGTACAAAATATAACTTCTGCTTCTGCAACCTTACTGAGGTCTTTAGAAACCTCTTTGATTGCAGTTTCTATATAAGTTGATTTCTCTTTAAGAAAAACCCTTTTGCCGTTCTTGATAAGTCTATCAAAGGCATCTGATTTGTATGAAGATGTCTTTAGGAGTGTAACTTCATGACCTTTAATAGAGAGGTCTGCGGCAAAAGCTACTCCCACGTTGCCCGTTCCTATAACTGCTATTTTCATGCTCTTTTATTTTAATTCTACAAAAATAGAGCGGCTAGAGGGACTCGAACCTTCGACCTTCACATTGGTAATGTGACGCTCTGACCGACTGAGCTATACCCGCAAAAGAGCGGAGAGTTGGAGCCGCACCAACGACCTCAGTGATGGTATCACTGCGCTCTGCTAACTGAGCTATCTCCGCTTATAATAACAATATTCTATACACGCAAAAATGCTCGTCTTTCCGAGCCGTCAACCCTTGTGGGTATTTTGAAAGGAGGAATTTCTAAAACAAGCTTTGCTCCGAGTAAACAGGATTCTTGGAAATTCCAAATTCCTCGACCTGCACTCCCAACTTTTCATTCAGCCATTTTGCTACTAGGTGGCGATGGCAAAAATCATCTGGCTTTTCGAAGCAACATAGAGCTACATCTTTTCCATTTGCCATTTTCTCTATTGCTGAGAGAAATGCTTTTGGGTCCCGATGAGCCAATATCTCAGAATTGAAACGTTGTACGTAATCTTCTTTAGATTTGGAGTTATGAAGAATGTCCCATGATGGTGACACGTACTTGTTTGACAATCCTGTAAACCATTTCGGAGGGTAGAGGGCAATACCGATCATCATGATACCAGCTTTTGCTAACTTAGCTCCGTTTGAGAAGTATGATGTATAAATCTTCATTTTTTTGTAACTTTTTGCAAAGATAGATAAAATTATTTAATCAACAAATAGTTTCTTGAAAAAAGTGAGAAATTATTTTCAAGCGTACATTTTCTTAAGAAACTTCTTTAGATATTCGTTATTAATATCCTTTAGTGGAGTAGGGGAGAATGAGGTATCTCGCTCTACTGTTAAGCCTAACTTTGTTGTTAGCCCCTGCAACTCGGTTAAGCTTGTGTAGCCATACTCGCCTTCACCACTTCCATTGATAGTGATTCCGTAGGCGATATTGTTCTCTAGGTCTGCTTCCAATATGAACCAAGACCATGCACCAACACAAAGGAAGAACTTTGCTTGACAGATGGCTTCTTCCTTTTTGCCATCCTGTGAGTAGAGAGGATATTTTTCCAGTCTCTTCTTAATTTCTTTCGTAATCAGTTTCATTGCTCTTATGTATTTTTTTAGATTTCTACTTCATTTATTTCGTATTCACAATCAGAAAGAATGTTCTCGATAGTATCTCGCAAATCTTCCAATACGTCCATTTCATCTTCATCGTCTGCGTCAAATTCAGACGATTCGTAAACATTTGATGAGGTCCATTTACCATTTCCAGTTATAAAATTATAACCTTCCATTCTCGAGTAAGCCTTTCTTGTGTCTCTGAGACTTATTTCAACTATTACCTTTTTCATTGCTCTTATCTTTTAAATTGTTATTTTATTTTTGATAGTGCAAAGGTAATCATTTTTTTGCAAATGACCAAATGATTTGGGCAGAAAATACTTTTTGCTAACTTAGTTTAACTTATTGTTATTCAGATACTTAGCGTTTAGTATAGTTACCGCATCTACTATCATCTGACTAGCATCAATTCCTAATGATTGATAAAAAGCGCCATGTCCGCAAAGTGTTTCGTATGCAATTCGCATGATTCTACGTTCATCCCTTGTGAAATCATACTTAAAAGTAGAAAAGATGGAGAGTGCTCCTTTCAAATCTCCATCTTTTAGCTTTTGCACAGCTTGTGTAGTTTTACTTATCTTCATAAGGCTCAATGTTTCTTGTTGTGAAATCGTCTGCGGTCAAGATGATTTCTGATCCATTAACCATTTCTTCGACTTTATCGCATGCGTCACTGCCATTGATGGCATCAACCTCCACTACCTTTTGCAGGTATTCGGTGACTTGCACTTTAACCTTGTGAATGGCAGCTTTCTCTAGTTCCTCTATTTGAAGATTGAACACTTCTAGGAGTTCTTTGATTTCCTTTTCGATTTCCTCGAAATCAATGATGATATCCTTCAAGCGTTTGGGTGCTCCATTTATACCATGACCTTCTTTGTCACACCAGTTTAGGGCTTCACTATCTGGATCGAAGTTCTCGTAGTAATCATCGAGGTTCTTCAAAAACTCATTCGTGTCATTGTTTGGCATTTCGATTGACATGTTGAAATCTTGACCAGCAGGAGAATAACGCTGAAAGAAGATGTAGGCAAGGTCATTGCCATTATCTGTAGCATCTACAGCCCAACCTCTAACTTGTCCTATATGGATAATCAAATCTAATAACTTCTGTTCCATTGCTCTAACTTTTAAATGTCGTTATAATGAAGACCTTCACCCTTCACTAGTTCGTGGTCTTCGTTTTCAACTAATTCTGAGAGGGATAACCAGCATCCACGATAAAGAGACTTCTTCAGCTCTTGATAACGTTTTTCTGCAACTTCCTTATCGGTGATGAGGGATTCTTTAAGTTGGTCCTCTGTGTAGAGATACCATATCAATTTGTATATCTTCATAATCGTATATTTTATGGTTCTACTATATATTCGTTTAGGGTATGCTGTTCTAGCATAAACTCGTAACCTACATTGTTGAGTTGGCTTTGCTTTTGATATCCAAGTTCATTAATCTGAGTATCTGTAGCATTAAACTTCCTTGCTGCTTTTATGCAATTTGGAAGGTTGCCGATAAAGAGCAATTCCTTGCTGTCTGTTGATAGGTGCTCATCGGTTCTGTATAAAAAATAAACCTGCAATTTCATATCGTTTCGTATTTACATGTATAAATCCGCGTATCTCTTATTTACTCTACCAATAAGTCGCATGGCTTTTCTTAGCAATTTGACCTCTTTTTCTGATAGAAGGCTTTTAGGTGATGTTACAAAACTACCTAAAAGTCGCTCTAATTCTATTCTGTCTTTATAACACATACTATTCCTTTCTTTGAAATCTATAATTTGGGCATTCCCTTTTATTAGCCATCACAAGCAGGACAGGGAATAACAGACCATGCTTGCAACCATTACCATATTCGTTGGCTGCTTCGCAAGTTTCACAGCCATAATAGGTGTTGATGTTGAATGCGCTCATAACTAAATCTCCATTGCCACTTCAATTCCTTTCTTTGGATTCTTAGTAGCTCTGTCTAGGCAAACCTTTCCATTGAACACACCCTTGACGATAGCATAGAACTCGGTGGTCTTCTCGCCATCTTTTTGTGCAGTTGGTATTTTGCCAACCCTTTCACAGACTATTCCGTTTTTAGTAAGGATGGTGTTTGTGACCATTTCTCCGTAGTAAGACTGCTCTGTGCGCTGTTGAATGACTTTACCGACTACCTTGACTTGCATACCTTTCTTGATGGCATCAATACCACCTTTTAAGCTATCCTCGTAGTTCTTCACCAGGAAGAAAGCATAAACGAACTGCTCCGAGAATGTGTAGTAGTCATTTGCTACTTTCTGCATTTCAACCTCGAATTGCGATTTAGGCTCTTTAGAGAGCGCAAAATCGCAGACCTTTGTTATGTATGAGGAGTCAACCGTAAACTTCTTAGAATCTCTTATTTCCTCTAATTTGGCGATTGTTTCTGATGGGTAATAGTGACCATTTGCGTAATAGCCTTTCTTGTAAACAGGGCACTCGTCATACTGAGCCTTGCACATGGCGATCATGTCATTCTTCAAGATGGCATCCGTATATCTACTATCCTTAGGACCACCCCAAATTGGAATAAGGTCTCCATAGTCATCATCGGTGGCATATCTGATGGTGTGGTCGTAGGTCTCATAAAGTTTGCGTGTAAAGTCTGAGAGGAAGTCAATGTACTTCAATCCGAACTTTTTTATGCACTCGCAACCTACTTGCAGTTCATCGCCAGTTTGCGTATTCTCGATTACGTATGCGTTGTTACACCAATGACCACATAGGTCGCATTTGCCGTAATCAGCTCCATGCTCCTTAATCTTGAATACCAACTCCTTGGTTGTATCAGCAGGAGTAAAGGCTCCATTCTTATATGTGGCCAGCAATCTCCAATTACTTTCGTCTGGCATATTGATGGTGAGGTCACAGATGTCATGCCAATACTTCCCAATGATGGTTTGACAATCTTCTACTACCGCATGACGGAATAACTTTTTTCGTGGGTTACTAATGGTGTAGTCGAAACCTTCTACATTGCGCTTTGTCTTCTCAGCGAACTTCTTAAATGCGTCAACTGACTCTGATGGAATAAACGTCTTTATCGTATTCATTGCTCTTATCGTATTGAGGTAGGGTGGTTAGCCCTACCATTTCCTTCTTATGCGACTTTCAAATATTTGCGTAAATCAACCAATACTGATGCTACGCTTACAAAGTATGGAATGCCATTTCTTTCTTGCTGCATGTGGATTCCGATGCTTTCTAGTACAGCTTTTTCACTTTTGCTGTAGAAGTTATCTGCTAGCGTACCGAACTCGTTTTTGCCGTATGGCTTGTTCAGTATGTCGAATAGCTGTTCCTTCTTCATTTGCTCCTTCAACTTAGCTGATTTCTCTTCTCTAGCTCTTGCAACTCTTTTGAAGTTCATCTTCTCCCAAAGAATGCAGAAAGCATCCTTATCTAGGTCGCTTGCCATATATACATTCTCGATGGAAGCGTATTCGGTAGCATTGACCGATATTCCTACTCGCTGTTCAAATTCTTGCTGTGTCATAATTACTTACCTTTAAGAATTAAAAACATGTTGTTAAGGGATAATCTTATCCAAATCATCTACAATTCCTTTAAGCCATCCCCTCATGTAAATGAGAGCATAAAGGTCGCAGTTCTCTTCCTTCGCCTTTTTGGTCTTTTCTACCATGGCTTCAATTACTACCATTTGTTGTTTAAACGTTTCTTCGTATTTCATTGCTCTTATCTTTTAATTGTTATTTTTATTTTGATAGTGCAAAGATAGTCGTTTTTTGCGAATTAACCAAATATCAACTATCTTATTTCCAGGTACTTACAATAGTTTAACTTTTAAACTTCTTTATAGCCTGTTTGCTAACTTTTGCTAACTTTTTAATCGGACGTATTGTAGTTTGGGAAACTTTTACTATCTTTGCAGCATGAATATACAAGAATATCTAGAACAATGCTCTGTTAAGTCCGTGAATGAGCTTACAGACGAACAGGTAGTGAACTACTATACCAAAGGAAATGCAGGTGTAGCTCAAATGTGCGCAGTAGAATTAGCTCTACAAAACTATCCTATTAGCGGCTTTACGAGAGAAGAAATAATGCTCTCTATTCGCAAGGCAATGAAAACTAAAACAAAGTTTGGTCTGACCTATATTACCAATGAATCAGCCGTAGGTCCTACCGAAAGAAAATCAAGATGGGTGGTAGAACCATAGACTACCACCTATCTTTTTGTCGGTTTGTTTAGCTTATAATACTTCTCATAGAGAGCCATAGCTTCATTATAAAGCCTTGGCAAAACCTTTTTGAAGTATTTATTGTTAGACCAATAATTTTCGCTTAAATGGGCTATAATATCAGCTAAACAATTATGCGAACTCGATGCGAAGTAATCGACGTCGTGTCCTAACATTCCCTGTATCCAGTTGTGATCTTTGTCGATAGCTTGCAAAGTATCAGAGATTTTGCCAAATTGTTCCATTACATCATACGTTTTGTCTTTTACGAGTTTGAGCTCTTCAAATAGTCTATCAGCGATTTTCCATTGCGAAACACCTTCTCCATCTACGTATCTATATTCGGGCTTGTTGTAGTCAGCAAAAAACCTTTTATAAAGATTTTTGAAGTCTGCATTTTCTTCCCAATTACCTTGTAATGCGGCTTTAGCGTGTCCGTATTCGTGATATTGGAGACCCTTGCGATACCATTCTGAATTTAAGATTCTTTCCTTCAGACCATCGAAGTCTATTCGCACATGATTGTATTTGCTCCAAAAGTATGCTTTGTTTCCGCTAAGGCTAATACAAGGAACAAACTTGTCAAAGCTATCATAAAACTCTTTCTTTCCGAGCCATTTGGTCGGACTCAATCCAATACCTCTAAAGCCTTCCACGATGGTATGAGGTGTATTGAAGGATAGCTTATCTAAGCCATACGCAATCAAATCTTGATCCGAAGACAGCTTGTAGATGTTGTACGCACCCTCTATCTCACGATAAACCCTTTCGTAACCTCGGACATCAATCCTTGCAGTTTCTATAGTCTTGATATAATCATTGAAGCGAGGAATCCATCTTGTAGGAATGATACTCAAATCTGCTGTTCTCAATTCGTTCAGATGGGTAGCAGCTTCCATGACCTCCTTCAATCCGTTATGATACTCGTCAAGAAAGACCTCATAAGCCTTGCCCCAGCCTTCTGTTATGCGAGACGATTCTACTCTTATCCAAGAATTGACGTTATCAATGTTTGGACCATACAGATTTTGCATGAGTTTCTTTCCTGCCATAACTGCTTCCTGGTCGTCTAATGCAGTCTCCAATTCCCAATCATCGAAATCATCTATTAGCTTCTTAGGCTTCAACGGAATAGAACGAAGGTCTTGCAGTTCCCTACGAGCTTCATCATAGTTAGCCTTCAACTTTGGTTTTATCTTGCTCACTGGTTCGAATTGTGTAGGAGTGATATTTGCAAACTTATTAGTTATGCCATCCCTCCAATCGCCGAAATTATAGCTATAATCAAACTTTGCTACATAACTTTTCTTTGTCCTGCCGAAAGACTCTACAGCTTGACGAACCTTGTCATCATACTTGTCGAACATATCTGATAATACAGAGCGTTCACTATCAGTCAGCATTCCAAAACTCTCTTTAAATTGATGTGTAGTGAGGAATTTTTCAAAGCTTGATATATCAACTTCATAGGCTTTAGCATTTCGCCTTAATGTTGCTATGTCAAAATTATCTACATCTATGTTGTATTTCAATAAGTCTCTGTTCTTCCAAGCAAGCTTTATGGCTTTTTCGTCTCTGTCAGCATGGCGGTACTCAGCCGCATCCTCAACGGACAGGTGCCAATACTTTCTGTTATCCTTCAAGAAGTATGGAAGTGTTTCAGCTTGCCCGATTCGGCTGCGGTTATTGCGTACCCAGTCATTAAAGTTCTTTGGGGTACGAGAAATCATAGCTGACTTCTGAATGGAAGGAGAACCATAGTACTCTTCATCGCTCATCACAATAGGTACAACATAACACATGCAGTTAGGATGCCAACCTAGGAAGACAAAGTCTTTTGGGTATATTCCCAACAAATCATCACAGATGTCGGGTGCAGGGTGGCGTTTACTCAACTTAATCTCATATCCCAAGATGAAATCAAATTGTTGCCAACGTGTCTGCTCTGCCTTTCGGTAAGCCATGTTTATCTCGGTTCTTGCCAAACGTATAGAAGCGTATTGACAATTCGCGCATGTAGCGGCTTTTCCGAACTTTTCTGTATAATCTGCCTTTAATGAAGGATAGTCTAACAGATACTTACTGATTCGCTTACTGAGAACAACCGCAGACTGTCCTCTTTCTATTGCAGTTGATATGGTATGCTCCAACTCCTTTTTCAAGGCTTGTGACTGATACCATAGTTTCTGTGAAACAGACAACCCCTTATCAACCCTATTCTGAAAAGCCTTCAAAGCATCTGAATTAGTTTGGAAATACCTGTTGTACTTATCTCCGCCCTTCTCAAAATCATAAGCACGAAGTACCTTTCTTGCAAGTAGGTCCTGCATGATGTTACTTTCTTTCCACTCATTTGTGGTACCTGCATAGATGAGGTTATTCATCTGTGCAGCATAACTTGTCATGATGCCATTGATGGTTTGTTTCAGTTCTGGATAGTCCCCAAACAAGAACTCCGCAGAACCATCATAACCGACACCATCTATAGCAGTAGCAACTTGGCTAGCGATTCTATCATAAATGCTCTGAACTTGTGCCACGTAGTTAACTAAGCGTCTGTTCAGAGCATCGTATGCTTTCTTTTGATTGGGGATATTTGGTCTCATTTATTTCGGCTTATAATGTTCGTTTACACATTCCCTTTGATAGAGGATAGCAAACTCCTCATAAGGGCAAGTGCCCAACGTTGGCTCTCCCGTAACACTAAGATTACGTGGATTTGAAACGTGGGCACATAATTTGCAGAACTGAGGTTCTTTTGGAATAGGCTTAACCTTCTTCTTTGGAGACATAGCAATTAACCTTAACCTCTACAATCGTATTTCCATCCTTCTGATATACTCTCTGCTTCATGATCTTGGATTCGATAGTATTGAGTACATCTTTCTTTGCCTGTGCGAGAGTTTCCTTTGTTATCTCACGCAAAGCTTCTCTCATGGACTTGACATGATGGTCTCGCTTGTAGTGGCGAATGTAATTTTTGTCGATACTATAAGCCTTTGCACATACCTTTGGCTCTAGGATTTCTTTCTGTTCGAAGACAGTTACACTAATAGGGTAGAGTCTTCTAGCTAACTTGAATAGCCAAATTGCGATTTTTTTCTTCATAACTTGTGCAGTTTATTGCGTTTATATTGTTTGTTCACCCATAGCAAAAGCAGACTGCTGTACTGCTGCCGCATTAAGTTCATCCTGTCGAATATCCTCCATTGTCTGCTGAGGGTCTTGCGACTGGCCAAGCTTAACGATGGATTCAAGCTGACTTTCTACCGGCTTACCACCATTAGCCTTTTGTCTGATGGTGATGTCGTAGCTCTCATCCTTTGGTATGTAAGGAGTGATGATGTGGTCGCAGGTGACGTTATCTATCTCCTTTTCCCATTTTGGATTCATGACCTTCAAGAATGCCTTGATTACATTGAACTCTCTTTCAAAGAACTCCTTGAAAGCGCCCGATTCCATGCGAACTTTCAGATGTGCATCAGTGAGCAACGTCTGTCTTGCATCGTAGCCGATATTACCAAGAGATTTCATATTCTCAAAGCTAATATCTGGCATTTGAGAAAGCATCCAGTACAATCCGAGGAGGGTTTTATTCTGACCGCTAACCGCTTCTTGCGACTGATTCCATGATACGTATGAAATATCGCCATCATTCTCGACTCTCCATATACGCAAACTTTCTCCCTTTTTCTCCTGTCCGACTATGCCACCCTTGACTTTTGCGATTGGTGCAGCGTTATATGCAATCACGTTGCTATTGCGACTGACATTATACTCAAATTCACTTCGGATATTATCAAGCCCCTCGTAGATGGCGTGAGGTCGAGACAGGTATGCTCCAGGAATCTTATGGATGATGATTTCCTCACCACTCTTAGTGTTTCCATCCTCATCAACTTGTGCAGTTACTTCCTCCCACATTTCACCAAGGTTACTTTTCTTCCAAATGAAATGATAGTTTTCTGTAAAGGTCTCGAAGAATGTTATCGTCTCTTTATCGGAAACGGTCTTATCATACTCAAACGACATAGCTTGCATATCATCATACTCATCAATGATAGGGTACAATCTTACTCCATCCATAGGGGAGAAGGTTTTGCACTTCAACTTGTAGTTTGATTCAAAACCATATAGAGAGTTATGCTTCTTAACAGAATACCAGATGGTGAAGATTTCACAGCTTGCGAAATAGGCTAGTCCACGTTTGTAGTTCATGTTGTCAATATGAGCACAATCGTAGATTTTTTCTAATGCCTTTTGGATTTCCCTCTGAATATCATTTTCTGGAGTGTTGTACTTTCTCTTAACTGGTATAGAGAATGTAAATTCTGTTATTCTGTTTGTGAGCAGCTTTTCAAGGGCAACCGCTATACGGGATGATTTTTCACCATTGTCTTTATCACGAAGGCTTATGGTATCTGTCATTACCTTATGGCTTGCTGGCTCATATAAACTCAAAAGATAACTCCACAAAGGGACCATTACAGTCCTTCTGCGTAGCTCTTCTATCTTTTGGCTGATTGTATCAGTTTTCTTGAGTATTTCTTCGATGTTCATATCTTTACTACTTTTGGTGCAAAGATACTAAAAATATTTAATCAACAAATAGATTTAACCAAGAAATTGCATATTTATTTTCGCTTATAGAGCTTTTTATGTTTTTGATGATAATGAATAAAGGCGATACAAGCAAATCCGCTTATACCGCCTTAGATAGAGCAATAAAATATCTTATGCAGGCATTAGTAATTGTGCCTTTTCTTTGTTCACGATTTCTAATACCATTTTAGCTGCCTTGTTTACATCAGTAAGAATAGATACAATGTACTTTGGTTGCTTTTTAAGCTTGCTGATCCAACCATCTAGGTAAGCAGCGTTATTGTCTAAAATGCGACTACTAAAGCCTAGGACATTTCCGATAAGAGCTGCTCCAAGCTCCGCAACCAACTCTTCTCTTGCATAGTCCTTTTCTCCTTTCTCTTCTTCAAATCCTCTGTTCAGTCTTGACTTGTGACCTGTAGAATGAACCATTTCATGCAGGAGGGTAGAGTAGTACTCCTGTCCATCCTCGAATATCTCCTGCTCTGTATTGCCCTTCTTGAACTGACTTTTAAGAGGTGTGGTAATATCATCTGTCCCTACTCTGTAGAAGGCTCCGCTAGAATACTTGTCGTAGCGGATAGGGCAGAGCCACTTCTGATAAAGAAGCATATCATCAATTTTCTCGTTGACGTACATACCAGCCGTGTCTGTCGGCAACTCATTCTTATCTTTGAGACTGAACTTATCCTTCAACTTTTGTATCGTCTTAGGTGCTAACTCTTCGAGGTTGGTTTGGCTGAGGTTGAACACATTGTAGCTCTTCAAGAAAGGCTGAACTTTGCAGTCTAGTTGGGCTGATCGAGTCATTCCGTTGTAGCTGTCTTCTGTTATTTTGTTTCCATTCTTGTCTTTGTACTGAATGGACCAAAATAGAACAGGGAAGCTTTTCTCTCCTTTGTTCACACTAGCTCCTAATGCCTTTATCTGATTGAAGGTAGCAAAGATAGGATATTTGAATCTATCTTCGTCCATCATGCAGAGGAACAGGAAGAATGAGTTCATTCCATTATATTCACGACCTCCAAGGTTCACTGGGTTACCACCATAAGATGTGGTGAACCAACCCATCTTCCAATCTCCTGCCTTCATCTTTTGCATTCGTGAAATCATCATTTCAGCGAAATGCTCTAAAACGTTGTCTGTCTTCATTGCTCTTACTTTTTATATGCAGTTATTACAATTTCTTGCCATACACTCTTGTTATCTCATCGTAGATATATGCTCCGCTTGTATGAGGACTGCCAAACAACCCAAGAATGCGGTTATCTACAGTGATACTGTTTGTCTTGACGACAACTCCGTTTTTGATGTGGTCGCAATAAACTTCATTGCCGATATGGTAAAGCTCCATCTTGCGATTATAGCAATCTGTTCCAATATACTCCTTACTCATGGCGATCTCCTTTCTTTTTTAATTGTCTGCATGCGTAATACATTTTGTTGAAGTTATCTACCTTCTGACGGATTTCTTCTTTAGTATGAAAATTACAAATCATGTCTTGATAAAAAACTTCGCTGTCGTCTTTAAATAAACAGATGGATAAGTAATCTGTATCAAGACCTAACGATACATACCCCTTATTTCTTTTTATCTTTTCTAATATAGCTTCTACTGCTTTCTTAAAGTGAATGTTTGTTCTGTCTAACATTTCATTGCTCTTATTGTGACTAGTTGGTTGGACCAGTCGTTACCTTTTTATTTACTTAATATCTAAAAATTTAGAAACCTTATTAACAATTCCCTTTGCTGTTGAACATGTTGAAGCGGTTTCAACAGCCACGCTCTTGCCATCTTCCCAATAGGTAATCTGGATTCTCAACTTGTTACCATAGAAGCAGTTAACTACATGCGCTCTAAGATTACCCTTACGAATGTCACCTTCGAAATAGTTATAACCTCCATCAAAATCACTTGTAACTGCTGCTACAACCTCAGCTTTGTTTGATACGTTTATTGTCTGTTTCATTGCTCTTATCTTTTAATTGTTATTTTATTTTTGATATTGCAAAGGTAGTCATTTTTTAGCTTTTGACCAAATTTTAACCTCATTATTTTTCTTGCTTAACTTTATATAACTTATTGATAACTAGAGTGTTAAATAAAGCCTATTTTCCTCTATATAAGGCTTTTTCTGAAAAATGGTATAAGGATATGGGGAAGAAAATAGAACAGCTTAGAAAGGCTTATGTGAAGTATTTGCCGTTTCGTTAACTTAACTAATGTTACCGAAAACTACAGGAAGCTAATTTGACAAGAAAAACGCAAAAACTGCTTTTAACATGGTGTTACGGAGTGTTAATTAGGCGGTTTGTCACCTTTTCTTGTTAGCAACTTCCTTAATTCTCGCACCTCATTCCTCAAATCAGCGTTTTCTTTTCTGAGTTGCGAAATGAGGTGATTATATGATAGTTCTGTTGTCTTATCCATATTACTTGAACTTGATGATGAAAAATTCATGATCCAACCACCTGCCTGGGCAAAGACCTTTCTTCGGCTTGCCGATGGTTATACTCTCAATCTCCTTTTCTACCTTTGGGCTATCGTCATAGTAGCCGTTCTTGAAGAGAACGTGAGTGAATGGTACGAACTTCATTGTACCATTATTCAGTTTCTCCTTGATAGTATTGATGTCTATAAGCATCTCAAATGTCTTGCCGATATGAAGCTTATCGTACTTATCGAAATCTTTGAATTCCTCATCCTTAATAAGGAGAAGGCGACTCATCCAAAAACCTTTAATTACCCGATACTCTTCATTCTTTTCGCCCGACACTATCATATCGAACCATTGCTTGCTAACGATGAGGGTCAAAACCTTTTTCTTCGCATCAGATAAATACTTATCCATTACTTTAGTTAATCTTTCCATAAGCTAACTTATTTTCCCTCTGTTGCTACTACAAAGAAATCGTCACCAATGTCTTTTCTTCTACTCAACTCTTTGCAAAGTACAGATGTATCAGCAAGGTTGATATGCTGGTTTACATACTCCTCCTTATCTGTGAAGGTAAGGAGTGTTTCATCTAGGTTATTTACTTCCTCTATATTCTCCACACTTTCCGAAAGAGATTTGATTTCTCCATGGACAAAATCATACACATTTTTATCGATAACTTTCTGTCTTGTCAGAGTTTCAACTGCTGTTTGAATCTTGGAGATTGATTTTTGCATTTCTTGTTTCATAATCATATTTTGTTTATTTTAGATGAACAACAAAGTTTTTTGGCTTAAACTCGATAAAGCCATTATCCTTTTTCGTTTGAGTAGTCTCAATACTGAAACCTGCGCAATCCTTAACGAGAACTCTTATTTGAGAACCAACCTTACAGGAAAGCTGAACATAATCAACTTTCTTAAAGTAATGTTCAAGAGAGTAACCATACCGAATATGAGGTTTGCCGTTACTATCTAATCTGATCGTTAATTGGTCTAATCTTTCCTCCCTCTTTACACCATCGACTAATGTATGACACCAACGTGGAGTGCAAGGTAAACATACTAGTCCTACCTTGCCTTCTTTGATTTCATCAAACTCCTTCTCACCTACGGTAATATTCAAAAAAGTCATGTGCTAACCCTCCTTCTCGTTAATTTTAGCAATGCGATCATTGTAGGCATCATAGTCCTCTTTACTAATCTCAATAACGCTATGTATGAGAGTTGTACCGCTAACCATATCATCCTTGAATTTCTCTTCTACGTCCGTGATAAGGTTCATGATAGGATAGAAAACTATATCCTTCTCTTCCCCCTTAACGGAACTCGTAACTGAGGTATAGGTTAATTTGCCATCCTTACGCATGAAGGCGGCTACTGCGTAATAATATCTTTCTCTTATCATAAGTCATATCTTTTTAGTTTATTTGCACTACTTAATGTATCTCTAACCTCGAAAGGAGTTTTGCCAGCCCATCTAGTAAGGCAATTCATTAGCTTACGAGAATATCTTCTAGTAATCTTTTCTGCCTTTACGATACGATGGTCAACTCTGCCATGACAACCACCTTTAGTGGCATAATACAAAGCCCATCTAGGCTCCCAGTATTGCTTTATCTTTGACAGCTCTTTAGAAACGTCCAAGCCTTGCAAGCGCATCAATTCATATAAAAAACTGCCAGAGTGATACTTCATAATTTTCTTTGCCAACCTAACTTTCATATACTACTTCTTTTTATGACAAGGGCAGCTCTCGGCGTGAATAATAACATAAGCTCCATGTTCCCTGCCCACAAACAAGTAGTCATGCCCTTTCTTGGTGAATATTTTTATATTAAACTCTTCTTTTTCGTGTGGAGTTCCTAAGCTGAAAGAAACTCTAAAACCAATTACACCTATTAAGAAAATCAAAATGAGCAAAACGGCTGATTTGATTAAATCTAATATCTTATTCTTCATACGCTACTTATCGAATTTATTACCAATAACAACCATATCTTCAGAAGGGTAGTGAACTAAGAAATCTTGCCCAAAGCAGAAAGCAGCAGCTTTACTATCCCAATTAATATCACCTCTTTTCTCGCCATTGTTATCTTTGTATATAACTATATCCCCCTCATAGATAGGTGCTCCGTTCTTGTCTGTCAGTCCTGTGAACATACAGACTGTTGAAGGGTCAATTTGAGTCCAATACCAAGAATGCTCTTCTTTTTTAGCAATAAGAATACATAGGTTGTAATCCATGTCTCTTTGAAGAAAACCTTCTTTCCATTTTCCTGTTCCAAGTTCTTTAGCCTTAAACTTTACATTTTCTGTTTTCATAAGCTACATCTTTTTCCAATATTTACCAATTAAATAACCGATAACTCCACCCATAAAAGCTATAAATAGAACAGCTATGGTAAGTATAACATAAAATCCAAACATAAGCTATTCTTCTTTAAGTTCTACTGGTTCATCTTTCCAAGACAATCTTCCGATGAGCTTCTTGATTGAGCCTTTAGGTAAATCAATACCTTCTTCTGCATATATTATAAAATCTCCGTCATCAATATCATCAGCATTTGCATACCATAACTTAGTTGATTGTTGACGTATTAGTTGTTCTCTATAGAAGGAAACGTACTTTTGAGTACGTCCTCTTAATGGTTCTTCACAAAAAATATGTTCACCATTTTCATCTACACATAACCATGCCATAACTATATCTTTTTAAGTTTTATCTTTATTGCCTTCAAATTTCTTTCACCTCCATCCCAGAAGCATGAACGTCTAAGATAGAAAGGTTGACCTTTAAGCCAAGGGAACTTATCATAGAAAGCCTTCCATTTAGCCTTTCCTGCATTCAAAGAAGGCACTTCAATACAGCTTCTAGCATGGCAGCTACCAAAGACTAATGTATTATCACAAACGTTTTTATCCATAACTATTCCTCCAATTTTAAATCAGTTCCACAATTACGACTTTCCTTTAGGAAGTCATTAACTTCTTCCTTGTAGCTATAACCACAATCCTTCTGAAGAGCCTTTATCTTCTTATAACCGATACCAGCTTCTCGGCAAAGTTGTGCTGCTAAACTATAATCTTTGATGTAGCCAATCACATTTTGAATAACTGACCACTGACCTCGCTCGAAGTCTGTAACGCTATCTTGTGGAATATCCAATGCTTTGTGGCATAGTCCACACACTCTAACCATTTCTTTTTCAAGCTGCTCAAAGGAGTACTGTCTCCAGTGATATGTAAGGTAGCTTGCACTACCCAATGCTTCTTTAACTTTATTATTCATAACTATTCCTCCACTTTAATACCAAATGGAGTGCCGTCTACAAAGGTGTTGTCTTGATAGCTATTTTTTGAATCCAGCAGAATGGCACCGCCATCGGGATCTGCCAGGTATACTTGTTCGTCACCGACATAAGTGATATTTAAATAGCCTTCGTAGCACTTTATCCACCCAAATGGCTGATGTTTGAGCATTTCTGCCCAGCATTCTTCTGCGTCCTTGAATGGACGGAACTTTGGTTCTGGCTTGATGCGATACTCAATATTGTTCCAAAATGAAATATCTTCTATTTCCGTCCATTCATTCGGAACATCTGTACCTTTTACGGCACTTGGTTTTGTCCTACACTCAATCACCTTTCCTTCTGCAAAAGCTTGCATGATAGGAAAAAAAACTTTAGCTTGATTTCTGTCCATAATTTAGTCCTCCAACTCTTTAAGTGCTCCTTCCAAGTAACCAACAATCATTTTTTCTTCAAATTTTGAATAATAGTTACCATTCATATAACGAATAGTCTTTTCAATAGCTGATTTTATTTTTTCTTTGTTCATTTCTTATCCTCCTTTGCCTTTAAGTATCTTCGTTCAAAACTTTTGAACTGCCTGTTTATAGCATAAGCTTCTTCATTAAAGCCTTCATCTAAAGGACCAGACATAGCCATAAGGGATTCTGTTGCTTGAAAGAAAGCTTCAAAGTCCTTTTCTGTTACATTCATTTTTGCCATAACTATATTATTTTAGATTAAACTGCTTTGATAAAAAAGAATCATTCTTTATCAAGTTGATAATTTCTTCTTCTGTATGAATGCCTTTCCAAAAAAGTTCGGTATGATCACCAACTCTGTCTTCATCTACAGAGAACGGAACACCATAATTTGTATAAACCTCTCCGTGATGCTTGATGAGATGGCGACCAGGATTCTTTCGGATATTATTTATCCAAGTTTCATTATCACACTCACACCACATCTTATATTCTGCCCCTGTCAGCGTTTTGTCAATACCAATAGGATAATGACCGGAACACCCATTCGTTCCAAAATAAATAATCTCTGCCATATTCTCTTCTTTTTACCCTCTCCATGATGTTATCAAAATAATAACGGATTGGAGTCTTTATGAGCCTTTCACTCATTAACGTTCTTCGATGTGTACTAAATGCTTGATGCCTTTTCCACATAAGAGTGCTCTGAGGTGAATTGTCAAGCGGTAATTGATATTTTACGGCTACACCTAATGCCAACCAATCTAATTCGAGCACGGCTTTTTCGTTATTATCTTAATTTCACCAAGGAGAGGGTGGTTAGTTACAGATCATCAAACTCTTTCTGAAATCTCTGTTTTGTTTCATTCAGAAGCTGCTTGAATTTAGTCTCAAATTCCTTATCACACTGTGATAGTCCATAAATGGCGTCAGCAATTCTACCATTGTATGAATTTGAAGACATAGCTAAGAGTTCATCTACTTTAGGAATCAAACTCTTAGCTAAGATATTTGCCCTTTCTAATTTGTCTATATTCATATTCATCTATTTATGCCCGAAGGCGTTAAACATTTAACAATACTCTTTTGAGCTTTATTCGCAAATTCTCTTTTAACTCTTTAGCTTCACTCCAAGGTGTATATGTTGTGGTATAAAAGTTATAACTACGTTCATCAACACAATGCAAGCTTGTTATGAGTAATTCCAACTCTTCATCGGATAGTATAACATTCTTTTGCATACCTACACCTCCATTTCTGAGTTAAGTTCTAGACCGAAGAGAAGGTGCTGCAACTGATGAACATACTTAATGTATGCAATTGGTTTACATACATTATTGTCAGTAAACGGATATACACCAAACTCATCACCGATACCTTTTTCTATGTAGATAGGAAAATATCCATATTCTTCAATATCGGGTTTTGTATATACTAGATGACTATTCTTTACTCCTCTGCTCATCACTTCTTCCTTCCATCCATTCTTCTCTAGAATCTCAGGAGTGAGAGGAATCGGAGATACCCCATCATTATAAGTTTGAATCCAATCGTCTTTAGAAGAACCTTGAAACCCTTTACCAATAAATACGACAAGACTATAGCAACCTTTTCTTCTTAAAAAAGTATTTGTTACGAAACCTATTTTTCCCGTAGCTTCTCCATATTCAATTTTTACTATATCTCCTGGTATATATTCTAATTTGTTCATACGCTTTACTCCTTTACTTCTTTAAAGATTACATTCTTATGGTCTGAGCGTCTCTCAAAATCACAATATCCAAATTCTGTATTCATACAGATGAAATCATAAAAAAAACATCCATCACATAAAGAATGGCGGTCTCGTTCTTGAACTTCAATCAAACGTCCATCATCGCCATATGGAAGTAAAAATCTATCTCCAACTTTAAGCTCTTTCATTATCAAAATACAATTCTAAAATCCTTGCTTTTCAAAGTAGGTCTCTTTTTGAGGACGAACTTCTCTAAATCTTCAAAATCTATCGGGAAGAGCGCACAATATTTATACTTTAACGTGCAGACAAATCTTCCGTTGAGCATAACATCAAAGACAAATGTTTTCATTGTTCACCTCCTTCCTTTGGAAGTAAATCACTAATATAGAGCCAGCTAATAATATCATAATTAGTTCCAATATATTTGAAATCGTAATCATACCATCCAAAATCGTGAAAAGATGATTGTTCTATTCTTTCTTCATCTTGAAACATCCCATGTTTAGGATGATAAACAACTCTTACCAAACATGTTCTATTTTTATCAGGCATTTCGCTAGCAGGATGCCATAAGTCCTTAAGGAACTCTTCCTTAGTTAATCTCTTTTCCATTTTTCAGTCTCCTTCACATAAAGTTTCGTTAACCTCGTCATTGTATGTGTGAGTAACCGGATTGTACTCGGAATGGGTCGCATCTACCCTACCTTTCCGGTTAGTGAAATAGATAGCATTTCCATTGTCATAAAACCTGTACACTGTTATACTATCTACAACAAACAATTTCTCGACCTTGAATTTGTCAACAGAATCCGAGATTTGGACTCTTGTACCCTTACCTTTGCAACCTACCAAAATGGCGGCAACGGCTATTATCATAATTACCTTTTTCATATCAACTTCTTTTCTTCTTGAAGAATACGTCATTCATCGTACCCTAATATACTAAAGAACTCATCCATTTTTGAATTTAGATTGTTTGCCATTAACATATATGCCGGAACGGAGCGACCGATATTGCACTCTAACTTCAATGCATGTATCATTACTGAAGCTTGATGGCTTGAAATCTTAACCCTATCCAATCTGGAAAGTATTTCGCTCTGCGAATCTGCATTACGAAACACTTTCTTGATAAGACTTTCTATGTACTTACGCTGCTTGTCCGTCATTGCTCTTATTGTGCTCAAGAGACTCAACCAAAGCCTTCAGCCCATTGAAGGTAGCATCCACCAACTCCTTGCTATCGGAAGCATCAAAATACCAATTTCCAATAATCTTGCTATTATTTTCGGCAAACATCGTAATACTCGTATGAGTATTTGAAGACGACATCTGGATAGACTCCTTTGTTCTACCCATGAGGCTGGCAATCTTTGCCAACACCTCTACATAAACATTATTCTTTTCCACTTTCTTCTTACAGTTTTTGTGGTGTGTCTCACCTTTTTAAAATTAGTAACCTTGTTTCTTAATTACAATGCAAAGATACAAAGAATATCCGAAATATGCAAACTTTTTAATGTGTTTCTTTTATTCTTTAATATATCATAACATATAACACCGATAATTTACTGACGTTAACACAAAAATCCCCACCACTACATTATTATATATAGTGATGGGGTAAACATTTAAAACAAAATAGCATTATGGATTTCTACGATTACTATCAAACTAAATCGTCCACATAAGCCCATTTATAGATGGCGTTTGATTTCGTGAACCTATTCCACCATTCCTCGCCTAAGAAATTCAGATGCTTGAAACGCTTGCGAACCTTGGTCAGACCGACAATGCGTCTGTTATACTCAGGCAGCTCTTCAACAGAATGCCAAGCACCTTCTTTTTGATATTTCATTCCCATTTCCAAGGCTTGCTTGGCTATCTGTCTTGCACCTTGATTAAAGTCTATCTTATCAATCAACAATTCTAAGTCCATAATCAAATAACTTTTATGTTAACTTTGTCTTCAAAAAACGCTTCTAGCACTTCCTTGGCTTTTGCATCCGCTTCATCCAAGTCTTTGCATTTGACTACTTGAACACCATAACCTATAGGGTTACGCAATTCATAACTGCCTTCAGCCTTAACCAACCGGAGGAAAATATCTCCACCTTTAAAGCGGTACGAATATCCTTCTGTTGCCTCGTTCCATTGTCTAACTATGTTCCTCACCGCCATAATATCTTTGCACTTTTACCAATGTAGCACTAGCACCCTCAATGTAGGCTGCGATAATGACATTTCTATATAGCTCACTATTTTCCTTATCAATTCCTACCAAGCCTTCTGTTGATTTCAAAGGCTCAATTGTAAATTTATAAGCCTCCTCTACTATCCAGCTAGGAACTCCATTTGAAATCAAATTCTCACAATACTCATTCATAATTTAACCTTTTAAAATTAGTGGATGACAAGGGATTTAAACCCTTGTTGGTGTCAACACCTCCCCAGTGACCTGGTTTGATGACATACTCCCTCGCTACTTGCAAGGAATTGTTGGGTGACTAACGTGGCTGCACCCTTGCGATTGCTCGGACGGCTTACTATCACTACCCAATTCGGCAATGCCCTGCCGAAGTATATTCTCAGCTGCAAAGAGGTCTCTAGGATGAACTGCACCACAAATAGGACAAGTCCAAACCCTATCACTCAATGACAGCTTATCATTCTTATAACCACAAGTACAAAGGCGGCTCGAAGGGAAGAATCGGTCAATCTTATGAACCTGAACGCCATATTTTTTCGCAACGTGTTCCAACTTCAAGACAAAATCACCATGAGCCAAGTCAGACATCTTGCGTCCCCAATTACGCTTCATTCCCTCCAAGTTCAAATCCTCCAAGCAAATCAAGTCATAACGCTTGCACAACTCATGCGCCATCTTCCACTGGAAATCGGAACGCTTGTTCACGATGTTTTGATACAATCGCTCCAACTCCAGCTTCTTGCGCTTGCGGTTATTGCTGCCCTTCTTGCACTTCGAGAGGTTGCGAGACCTGCGTCTAAGCTCCAACAAGTCAGTTTTAAGGAACTGAGGATTATCAATCTCACGCCCATCGCTCAAAGTCATGTACTTCTTCAATCCAAAGTCGATGCCCACGGATGCACCATCATGTGACTTTCCGTAAGACTCAGCTTGCTTGTCTAAGCAAAGGACGATAAAGTACTCGCCCAACTTGTTTCGCTTGACCGACACCCTCTTGACCTTGCCATCGTAGGGACGGCTCAGAGAGAACTTAAATGACTTCTTTATCTTGTTTATCACAAACTCGTTTCCACTAAGGGAATAGCCATTTTGTTGAAAGGCAAATGAACCAAATTCTATTGCTTTCTTAAATTTTGGTGGACGCTTCGCATCATGCTTGAAGAAACGCTTGTAAGATATATCCAATCTATCCAACACCTCCCTAACTGTTTGACAATTAAGCAATGTTGGTTTATAACACTTAGAGAAATGCTTATACATAGTAAATCTTGGAATGTACTTGTGATACAGCTTATAGTATCTCTTCTGCAAGGCAAGAGCGTGATTCCAAACATAGCAAGCCTCACGGAGCATCTTATCCAAATGCTTCGTCTTCTTCGTCCGATATAGCTTGTACTTGTATGAAATCATATTCTTAAATTTTAACCAGTTTTTGAAAGGTGTGTCTCACCGAAATTCACTTGCAAAGATACGAAATTTCTTTCATATATGCAAGGAAATCGGCAAGAACTTTCACCTGTTTTATAATTAAAGTGCCAATGGTTGTCGGCAAATTTTAAGTGTTCACATCTTACGATGCGGTATTAACTATCTCCCTGCCCAAGGGAACAACCATTAGCGATAGGCTATTTGTAGTTATGAAACTTCAAAATAAAGCCGTGTGACTCCTAAGTTTACAATCCCGCCCCCACGCTGGGCATCACACGGCTTTGACACGTGGGTATTTCATTTCAATAGCTTTTTTATCATTTTAACACCTCGCTTACCAAACTTTCGCTCGACAACAGTATTATAACTCACTCCATCAATGGAACACTCATCCGGATAGCACTCTTCAAGCCAATCTGTGAACTTCAGCAGATTGAAGACTAACTCTTTTCTCGCTAAAAGAAACCGCATATCAATGAATTTTCCAAAGCTTATTCCGAAGATTTTCTGAAATTCATTACCTATAGGCAAGAACTCACTTGGTTCGATTTTCATTAGCTTGCTTTCTTAGATGTCACACTCTCCAAAGGATAGTCACTCTTCATAAAGTCACTAATTCCGATATAAGTTTTCTGCAAATCCTTCTCATCGTCTTTCAAGTCTTCTGTCGCATTTACAGCGGCTGCATTCAAAGTCTGTTCGTTGAAGACACCGTTTCTCACCTTATCGAAATAAGAAAGAATCTCTTTAGTCATCAAATGGTCAGCCAATCTTTTGAAATCCTTATCCATCACCAATGCCATGAAGTCATAAGAATTTTCAAAGGCCAAGATAGGAGCAAAATCCTTGAACGCTTGCATTAAGTTAACATGCAAATCTTCATACAGCTTACGGATGATATTCTCGTAAGTTCCCAAACAAAGGTTGGTCAGATTGTACAGGATGATTGCATTCGCATAAACTCCCGATTTTTCACCAATCCCTAAGTTCTGTAACCTCACCGCAAGCTTATCTCGCAACTTGTACAAGTCTTCACTAATCTTGTCATAGAACGTCATTGCGAATTCGTTATTGAAATCTGCATTAGGAACATAAGCGTCATAATACTTAATCGCCTTGCGAAGGTTCTTCTTGCAGTCCACCCACTTCTTCTTCACTTCAAACCTAACGCATTTCTTCTTCAGAATACTCTTTTCGATTTTCTGCATGAAGCACTCTGCCAACACCATTTCAACATAGACATATTGCTGAAGATAACCTCTAGTAACAATCATAACCTTATTCACTTCGGTTTCGGTCATTCCATGCGGCACACTGATAATTATCTTCTTGCCACCAACGTTCAACAAGACTCTTCTAAAACAATTAACACTAGGCATGATGTTTTCTATTAGAATATTCAACAACCTTGTTATAGCACTCTGTCCTTACCAAATCCTCGACCCGATTCAATGTGCAAGCCTCATGAGTATCATTCATGTTGACTTGTGGGCAGCAAATCTGATAAAAAAACTTTGTTCTGATGGTAAAACCAAAGAATTTGATTTGCTCCTTGAATACCCGACCGGACACCACCTTATCAAGTTTCTTCTTGCCATCGAAGAGATTCAAACTCTCCTCTCTACGATATACAATATCGGTCTTAACTGAAAAAATCTTTCCGAACATAACTATTCCTCCAAATTTCTAAGCGTTTCAAGACTCTCATCATTATCAACATCATAGCCGATATGATATTCATTACCAATTCTAGCACCAACATATACCTCTTCTGCATCCAAGATATATCGGAACATCTGCTCACGAACCTTTATCTGCTCATTATTCAATCCAAGAACATCAAAGCACTCGTCCTGTAATAACCTATATGGTTTCTCTCCTATATAGGAAACATAAGCCAGCTTTCCATCCTGACGCAATGGCTTCCACTTCTCCCACCAATGGTTGCGATACTCCAAGATACCTATTTCTACTCCATTGGCACAAACATGTTTAACTATTCGTATTTTCATTATCAACCTTTTTTAAAACAACTTTAACTGTCTTTCCTTGGCACTTGAATACACGAGACTTAATCTTGTATGTAAGATTGTTAATCACGACTTTATCCCCTACACAAGGCATAAAATGGAAATCGTAATTTTTCCAAATGATACTGCCTTCATACTCGAATTCAACCATTTTTATGTTGTTTATTCCTATATTTATCTAACATTACTGAATTAATCTCAGACCAAAAAGTTACAATTACGTCTTTTGAATCAACATTATGTTTCTGTGCTATAAAATTTCCAGCACTGACGAAATCAAAATAGCCATCAATCGTCTCTTGTGTACCTGTACATGTACGTGTTATGCCATTCTTGACATACTTAGCCACAAAATAATAGCATCTCTTCATCGCAACAACTCCCTAATAAATTCGTTACGCATCGGCTCAACGATGCTTGTATACAAACTCTGCTTATCTTCCGGAATATCATCCGGTGTAATAGAGAACATCAACAAATAAGACATCGGAATCTCCAATACCTTGCATATTGCATCAATCTTACTCTTACGTGGAAACGTTCTTCCGGTCTCCATAAACAACATATTTGTCTCACTACAACCGATAGCCTTACCAAGTTGTCGTTGGGTCAAGCCCTTGCTTACCCTCATTGTCTTAATCGCCTTTCCTAAATCCATTTAACCTCCTATTTTAAATTTTCAAATCTATTCTTAATTGCAATCATGGCATCATTGACACCATCCTTATATCCAACAGAATACAAGGAACAATCCTCTTCGCTCGGTTTTCCGGTTTTTGATTTCAAAAACTCTTCTATCTCACGGAAACCATACTCCAAGAATCTGAGAAACATAGCGTTCTTCGTGATAGCTGGTCGTAGAACATCTTTAACCCAATCCCAGCCATCACCATAACCCAAAGTGAAATTAGAATTATTACAATATCTCACTTTCGGCTCATCCAACCATTGTTTTATTATTTCCTTTTTTGTCATCATTCCCAGTTTTTATGGTGTGTCTCACCTTTTCAAATTAATAACCTTTATTTCTTAATTGCAATGCAAAGATACAAAGAATATTCGAAACATGCAAGCGTTTTAATGTGTTTCTTTATATTATTAATGTATTTTAATTGTTTAATATAGTTTCTACCATTTATTTTAAACTTTTTACATTTTTCTCTTTCTCAAATACTCATGCGGCCAATTACCTTTATCCTTAATTTTATCTTACTATGTTCTTTAACGTGTGCCCCACGCTTTGTAATTTTTGCATCTTGCAGCGATTTCTGTCACTCGCTTCCCTTGTACTTTCGTAGTGCTACCTTTCTTGCATTTCAAAATATTTCCTATACTTGTATTTTGTATTACCAAGAAATGGACGCAACAAAAACAACTTCTAAAATTCTTATCCATTTGACATTTCCTTTTTAAGTTTCTTTCTTTGAGCCAAGAACATAACAATCTCCTCGAAATCATCGCAATTCAAGAGCATTTGTCCAACCTGCCATTCCGCTGCTTTCTGATTGGCATCCTCCATACCCTTTGCTAAGAATGTGATTTTCTTGTCTTGGCTTCGATTCTCTACAGTAACTTCAAGTGTACCGAATTCTAGTTCGGTAGTATTCATACTGAGACCTTCATCAAATATCCTCAACAAATGATTAAAAAGATTACTTCTTTCCATTTTTCAACCTTTCATTTTCTTGTTTCAACAAGTCCTCAAATTCCTTGCGCTTTGCTCGCATATTCTCGAACCATTTACTTGGTGTTCTTGGACACCCTATAAGCCAATGATCGAAGTTTGGAATAAGCAAATTGAACTCACTAGCTTCAATAGTATAATCGTACCACTTCAACAACTCTTCTTCGGGAGCTTCCTTGTCTATATCAGTTACAATAGTAGCCATATCGAAGGTAAAATCACCGCAATTGGCTATTCCTCCAACTTGGCCACCTATCCAAAATGTCTCCGGATTATCTAATCCGTAAAATTCATGCTTCTCACAGAATGCCTTCAAGTAAGCATTGCAAGCATTCTCGTAATCATTCTTTAATTTCTCCTTATCCATATCACATATCCTTAAAAAGTTTATTAATCTCGCTCTTCTACACCTTTGGATGGGAGCACATCACAACTTGCGTACTTGGGTCATGTCTTACCTGCCATTCACAAGTATTACACCCCAAATCACCAACTTTATTAATTGCATTGGTGTATCTGCCTTTCTCACCATAGGGGCAATCGGTAACAAAATCCTTTCGTCCCCAGATGTACTCATCTATCTTGTATGAGATAGCATTTGCTTTCTCCTTTTTCTCGTTAATATTTAAAAACATCATATCGTCAATATTTAAAATAAGCATAGCTGACCATCATCAGCGACCTTAACATTACTCTCAGAAAACCAAAGTTCCTTGAATATCCTCTCCATGCAAGCTACGACAATCGAATTTCCAGCAGCCTTTTGAAGACTTGACTTCGACACTCCACTTTCAAGCATCTTGTCTATGTATTCTTCGTCAACGTTCATTAAGCGGAAGAGTTCTCTCGGAGTCAAACGCCTAATGCGCAACCTTGTCTCTCCAAGCACAACCAAGGAGTCCTTGCTCGCAGATGTAATGGTATTGGCTATGTTCTTTCCAAGTTCGACCTTTGAACTATGCTTTTCGCCTTTTATCCACTTCCCCTCAGAACGAGTTCTTATAGCTGCACTCATAGGTTCTTTCCATTCATTCGATACAAATTTCTCTTTACATAGCAAGTCATCACTAAAAAAGTACTTCTCATCCACATTTTCCTCCAAGACATCAACCAAGTGTTTCTCTAGTTTTGTCTTTCTCGGAAAATGATAATCTATCTTATCACCATCGTTTCGTATAGAGAGCATGAATACACGCTTTCTGTTCTGAGGAACACCGCAGTCGGCTGCATTTACCACCTTAGCGAAGTTGATATATCCATATGATTCTAACTCCTTGCGCCACTTGTTAAAGAACCCTATGAACTTTGTTTGAACCAAAGCCTCTACATTCTCCATCAAGAGGTATTTCGGCCTCTTGGTAATAATGGCGTTTCTTGTGAACCAAAGGATAGAGGAACGTGTATTGCTTCCCTCCTCTATTCCTTTCTGCTTTCCGGCTTGCGAAACAGACTGGCAAGGTGTTGAATATGTCAGCAAGTCAAAATCGGCTACCTTGCTCCAATCTATCTTGGTCATGTCACCAAAGTTCTTGCCGGATAGACTAGGAAAGCAAGCATTATGCAAAGCTATTGCATTTGGCTCTATCTCAGACCATCCGATGCACTCGTAATCGAAATCAGAATATTTCTTCTTCAACCGCTCTAAAGCCATCAGTTGAGAGTCATATCCGGCACAAAGTTCAAACGTCCGTATCTTCATTAAATATCATGGGTTTTACAAAAATCCTCTACAAAGCCATCACCCCAATCATCCTCATGCCATATCTTTGCAACTTCAAGCTGTCCCATTTCCTTTATAGCCAAAAGAACTTGCTTTATATCGTTTTCGTACTTAGGCAATGAATTCTCCATAATCGGGAATACATCCTTTATCTCTTCAAAAGACAACACAACGTCAAACGAACCACCTTCACTTGGCGTTACTTCAAACAACTCTTCAGAAAGATTCTTTGAGGATTTCAACCACTTCAAGAATTGCTTTCTACTACGATACTCACAATATAAATTGCTAAACTTTACGTATAGCTTATCAAAACTTAACTCTTTCATAATAAATCAAATTTATCTTTAATTATCTGTTTCAAACACCGTCTGCTTGCCTCGTCTCATAGCACGATACTTCTCAGGAGCCATTGGTAAGCCATTCTCTTTTAATGCTTTCTCATATGCACCAAAAGCCAAGCAATCCGCTTGCTCGTTCAAATCATCGCCATTATGTCCCTTTACCCAAGTCAAAATAACAAGCTTATCCTTTGCACACTTACGATACAACTTGATTAAATCTGTGTTCTTTATATCTGCGCCTATTTCCCAATCTGTATATCGGAACATCTTTAATGCGTACTTGGAATCACTTCGAACCTCTATGACAGAACCTTTCGGGCAATAATTAACGGCTGATATTATCGCTAACATCTCCATTCTATTATTGGTAGTATGCAAGCAATGGTGTGTCTTGACCTTTTCAAGTTCACCTGTAGATGTATTCACAACAATATACGCAGAACCACCTGCCTTATGGGTGGAATAGTTATCGCAGCTACCATCTGTATAGCAAATATAGTTTGGAAGAAGCCTTTTTCTTTCCACAACAGTTTCTTCTTTCTTAGGTTGAACCTTTCCATACTTTGCATTCTTGCCTGTTCGCAAAACGGAGTTGTAAGCACCTGCCAATGTTCGCCAATCATCACAATAGTTTCCATCTTTCTGTCTCCATTCGTTTTTCCATAACAAGTCCCACAAATCTTCGATAAAGCCCTTTTCTATCCAATTTTTCTTTATACAGAAACCCGAAAAGACTCGGGAAGATGGTATCTTCGCATACAAATCCTTTGCCATTTCGTCAATAGCATAATCTTTTTTGTTTGCGGTACACCAATTGGGAATAACAATTATCACCTCCCTCTTGCCAAGCAGACGTTTAAATCTAGATATATTGCCAAAGTAGCGATTAGACTCTTCCGCAAAGTCTGCATTCTTCACTAAATTCGCAAAAGTTTTGTTTGAAACACGAATCGTAAACAAGTCTATATCCTTACAAGTTTCCAATATTCTATTAACCAAGTCAAACATAGCCTCTATTTTGTCGGCTTGTTGCTCGTTGACCAGGAAGTTGTCACGAATGAATTTGTCACCATCATACAATCGACTATAAGCCAACACTCGATTTGCACCTTTCACACGATATGAACTCAGATAAACATCATAAGCTCTAACTTGATGTTCTGATTCCAAGTACTTTTCTTCTATCTTCTTCATAATCTCGTATATATAATAATAACACGTAATATATCAAGGAACACGTTAGCCTCTTAAAGACTCCTATACTTATTCCAACTAACTACTAATATGAAAATGTCCAAAATAGAACTTACCCACCATAGAAGTCATCAGGTAGATTTCCTATTGTGCCATTTTCCTTTATTTGCATTCGATGTCCCTTCAATTTATAACCATAGATTCTGTGCTTGATAGCAATAGAAGTCTCCCGGTCTCCAAAAGAGTAAGAGCAAGGTATAATTAAATAGTGCAGGTTACCTACGTTAAACGTAAAGTTCCTACGACCAAACCTTTGCAATGTTCGTTCCATCTCTCCCTCGTTTCTATCATCTGCCATGTGCATTTCCGCATACGTGGACTTAATCTTACCTTCGCAGATAAGATTCTTCTTGATTCGGCATATAGAGCCATGACCCATATTCACAACCTTTGCAAACGAGTTAGTAGTTAGTTGATGCCAAGCACAATCATTGTTGCCAACGTTAAAACAGTCTTGACGAGCACCACTAATAACCGATGTGTACAAAATATTGTTGACTATAGAATATAACTCCTTTAGCTTATAGTCCTTATTAATAGGAATACGACAAACGTAAGCCCCTTGAAAGCGACCGCCCTTTTTATTGGGCTTCTTTTCTTTATCACGGAACGTATTCACGATAAATCGCCCGTTACCAAGTTCTGTAAAGAGTCCATCCTCCTTGACATCCTTTAGCAATTTTCTTGCCTTTGGATAGCCTACACCGAGTTTTTTCTTTACATCCTTGATGGTTAAGTTAAATATTACAGAATTTCTGCGTTGCATCTTACACCAAATGGCAAAGCAAAGAGTCTCCTTGTGCGCTTTCACTTCTTGCGATGACGCACCATAGGTATACTTCTTTACCAAGTCCATACGTATGTGTAAATAATGCTTTCCCATAAATTCCTTATTTGTTTACCTTATCTGTGTTTCGCCTACTCCAACAATTATTGCCCATTGCTAACCTAGAGCAATCTAAGAATGTTTCGACTCAAAACAAGGATTCTAAAAAGAAATCCTTACCCTTCATTCGTCTGACACCGAAATCTAGGTAAGGATTATCGTGGTATGGCTTTCGCCACGGAAAATCTTATTGATTCTTGTAAGCGTGTCAGCACCAACAAAGCACGCTGCAAAGATACTAATTCATTTTCATACTGCAAGGTCTTTAGTGCGTTATTTTACTCCGATTGCGCATTTTTAACACAAAATGCAATTTTAATTACATATACGAAACTACAAATACATTAAACCGCTTGCAATTTTAACATTTGACACTCTAAGGCATTTTCAAGACAAAAAAAGAGAGCAACCACCATCACTGGCAGCTGCTCCATAAGTTGTTACCTTAAACCAATCTAAAACCTTAATAACTAAAAACCAACCTAATAAAATAACTTTTTCTTATATTTTACCGTGAGAAAGAAAATCATTGTAACCAGCATTAAGGAAACGACCCAAAAGGAAATCATACCGAATTTCCAATAGAACAAATCCCATCCCTCCAAGTCTTTCTCAATATATTCCTTTTTGGTCTGGGCGATACTCAATTCTCTGTTTAGGCTATCCCTCTGAGCCTTATATATACTCGCTCGCTCTGCTATCTCCTTATAATGAATAAGGCTATCACGAACCTTGGATAGTTCCTTGCTGTCCCTGTATCTAATCTCTATATGAGTAGAATCCTTACCTAGCACCTTACCACTCTCATCTACCCTTGTCTTGACATCATCCTTGATGTATGTGGAATCCTTAACCTGTTTTTCGGTCTGCTCCCAATGATAAGATAGCAAGCTGTCCCGAATAAGCTTGACCCTTTCGTTGATAATTGAGTCCCAATGGGCGTAAGTAGTAGTGTCTCGCACCACCTTTTCCACTTCTACATATCTAGTCGTCCGGCATCCGTACATCATCAGCATGATGAAGAAACCTACCAATATGGTAACGAGCCAACGCCACCAATCAAATCTAAGCTCCATATCAACCTCCTTTTTGTGTGCAAAGATAAACATTTATATTACTATATCCATACAAATTATAGACTTCGTTTTTGCAAAACAAGAAAAGTGAAAAATAAGTCTTTTCTGTTAATGAACCTTACGAGACTACTCTTTTCAGCAAAATATTATTAATTACAAAGAAAATCTTTGGTTTTTAGTTGCGTTTTTCAATTATTGTTTGTATCTTTGCGATGTAATTAAGAAATAAGGTTAATAATCCATTAAGCCCTACGCATCACGGTTAAGCGAATATATATGAATACAGAAAATGTGATAGAATTAATAAATCGTGCTCGAAAAAAGCTAGAAAGAATAGATGACGAGAATTGTTATTCGCTATCAATGGATATAGATAAGCTTTTGGATTTTGCACTAAAAGAATTGAAGGATGAGTAATACTTTATACGTTCCAAAGAACAAGAATATAGATAGAAGAACAAAAAATATTGTTCACCTATCTGATGGTTCTATAAAATATGATTTTAATAAGTATAATAGCTATATTGAAGCTATTTATGCTGATTATATTGATTGCCGAACGGACGAACAATTAAAAGAGTCTATTTCTCTTTGTTTTGCCGATAGCCTTGACCAAAAGGTTATGTTTAAGAAACTAAAATTACAATTTTTATCAGCCCTCGCCATCACGGATAAGGCATAAGACATGAAAGAATTTAAAGTTGGAGAGCAGATTATTCTCGAAGCTGTTGAGACAGATAAGGAAAGTTGCGAAGGTTGTTTCTTTAACAGTAAGAATGAATGTGAAGTGTGGAGAGAATATCCGTGTAGCAAAAAAAAGCGCACAGACTATAGAAGTATAATCTTCAAAGAAGTAAAAAAATAACATCTAAGCCCTCGCTATCACGGTCAAAGCAACTTTATGGCTTATCTTAATAAAGAACAATACGAGTATCGCAGAAATAGTGCTGCCGAAAGATTACACTCTACTTGGGTGAGATTGACAAGAAATACGGCACGTCATTCTGTCCAACCGGAATGTTGAGGGTCTATTAAACACAAGCATTAAATACTAGATATGAATAGTAATAAAACATCTAAACGAGGCGGTGCAAGAAAAGGATCTGGACGAAAAGCACTAAATCATGTATATTTACACATTAGAATACCTAAAGATATAGCAGAAATTATAAAGCAGAAAGCTAAAGAAGAGAATATAACAATAGGTTCTTGGATTGTTAAGAATTTGAAAAATATATAAAAATAGGGTGTATCATAACACCCTATATAGATTACCAAGTGATTATCTTTCCGTTATTACATACGAGCTTTCCGTATTGTATATTTCCAACCCTGCGAAGCCATCCATGCAGGTTCACACTTTGCTTTGGGTCATTGTTCACAATCGCATTGAGAAAGGCAATTCGTGACACCTTCAGCTTATCGAACAACGCCCATTGACCTTGTTTGTATGAATTGATAGCAGCTAAGGTCATATTACCCATGATGCCATCAGCTTTTGTTCCTACGATAGTTTGAATCTTTTGTACGGCTCTGCTTACTCCACTATTATAAGCAAAGTCAACCAAGAGATTAGCCACAGACTGGTTGTTGATTTGGTCAGCCTTGCAAGCATCCCAATAATATTTCTTGAATATGTGATGCCATTGTTCATCAGTTATCTTCTTCAAGTCCGATGCAGTCTTACTAGCACCATAAACTTTACGGAACGTCTCTAGAGTCACGCCTTTCATCGTTGCGCCTCCCCTATCACTCTTTTTGTTAGAATATCCACCCTCGAATGAGAGGATGAATGGTTGTAAAATACTTGAGTCTGCCATAGTCTATTTGTCGTTTATGTTTTGATGTTCGCCACGTTCCCCTATCGTCTTGGTAATGCCAGCCGTGACGAACAAACTAGCTACACTACCAACAAATGCACTTAACCCCATCAAATCGGTCTTGATCGTCCCATAAGTCACCACTTCCCACACTAAGATGAAGCATACAACTAAGAGCATCAAGAAACCTATCAAGGTCACGGACACTAAGAAGAATGCCTTGCTTGAATGTCCGCTATTAACTTGTATGAGTAATTTCAGATACTTAACCATATTTTAATCCTCCCTGTCACGATATATCGTACTCTCTTCTTTTTCAACAAATGCTTCTAAAGAATCTCGTTTTCTTGGTGGGGTTCTAAGTTGGCATCCATCCTTGATGCATCTGTTCCATTGTGCCTCATGCAAGGCAAGCTTCAAATCGTTCTTCTCGTCCCTAAGATTGCGTATCGTAATACGATACTGATTGATTTCCTCATATAATTCATCTATTTTACTGTTAAGATTAACGACCGACTCGTTGGAACGTTCATAGAGAGCCTTCCACTCATCGGCATATGATGAAATAGTCTTATTCTCTTCCTGTGATGCGAGTGCCGCCTCCTTTCGCTTTCTACTATTATAGTACAGCAGCGTTGAGATTACACCCGATGCACAAAGAAGATTAATTCCCGTCTGTATTAATTGAATAGTTTCCGCTGTCATTTCTTTGTGTTTTTTGTTGCAAAGATAGCTATTTATATATAATAATGTGGAAATAGCCGAGTCAGAAAACTACACAATTAATTTTTGTGCAAATAATTAATTTTTTCCTTAAACTAAGTTATAACACATTAAAATATTTGCTCTGCCAATAAAATCTCATTATCTTTGCAAAAAACAGGTGAGACACACCACAAAAACTGAATAAAAATGAAAGTTATAGAACAAGACACAATAAACTTTATTAAGGCGCACATAAATGAACGACCAAGATACAAGTTGGCACAAAGAATGGGTGTCAGCGTGAAATTCTTGTATAAGATTCTACATGATTGCAATTGTAAAATCGAACATAAAAGACCTGTTCCGCAACCCGACAAGAAACGTGATGAACAAATCACAAAACTATATCCTGACCATTCGGTCAGAGAGATTGCAGTAATTGTAGGATGCCATCCGTCTACGGTAGGCAAAGCTGCTAAAAGGCTAAAGCTTACTCATTCAGAAGAAACTATCGAAAGACTTAAAAAGAATAGTTTGGCTAACTTAAAAAAAGCATATGATAAAGCAACTATTGGCAAAAGGGTGAAAAGCTGGCAAAGAACTATGCAGATGGAGAAATTCCGAGTTATATCTTGTATTCCGCAGCAGACGAAATTCAAATTTTCAGAAATGCCGATAAAATCATATCATGCCAAGTACCATCTTATAAATAAGTATGGGTATTTTGCGTTTGAAGGTGAACCATACATCTTAGGTTATGACCGGAATACTCGCAGAATGGATGAAGAATACTATAAGAACAAATATGGATTTTCTTTTGAGGAGGATGAAGAATGCCAAGAAGATTAACAAAAGAACAGATAGACTATATTAAAGTCCACATCAATGACTACCCACGAAAGGAAGTAGCCAAGGCTGCTGGTGTTACACTACACACCTTATATAAATATATCACTATTTTAGGTGGCACAAAAATAGACAATAAGTTGAGTAAAGAAACCATCAGCCAAATTTCCGTCATGTACCAAACAATGACAGCAAGGGAAATTTCCGAAGTGTTGAATATTCCTCAATCTACAATATTAGGACAAGTCAGTAAGCTTGGTTTAAAACACAATGTAGAAACGATAAATAGAATTCGTAAAGAGCGAAACAAGTCTCTAAGAAACTATTGGAATAAAGAAAGATATGCAAGTAAAGGAAGAAAACTTCACATGCAATACAAAATGGATGAACTTAGAGTTATGTCGGGTAAGCCTCAAGAAACGAGGTTAAGAATAAGAAAGCTCTCCCCAAAGGCTTTGAATGCAAAGATGTATTTGCGAAAGTCTTATAACTATTTCTACTCTAAGGGTGAGCCTTTTATTCTCTGCTATGACTCCGAGACAAAAAGACACCCTAAAGAGGAATACTATACTGAAAAATTTGGTTTCAAGTTTGTGTGTGCTTAATTTCCGTTTGCAGTTCCGTTTGCATTTATCGTTTTCTGCAAACGGAATTTGCAAACAAGCCTTTGTTTTTCATGCATTCGAAAGTATGATATTACCTCCTATCACTTTAACTTATTGATTATTAGCGATTAAAAGAAAGTTTGATAGAGTTATTAAACCTTTTGCTTATTATTCGTAACTTTGCAGCCGTAACGTTACATAGAGTTAGTTTAATAAAGGTTTAACACAAAAAGATTATTCTTATGGAGACATCAAAAACTTATGTTTTTAATCCAGAGGGTTCAGGTAACAATGGAGGAATGATGAGCTTGATAGCTCCTTTGCTCCAACAGAGAGGCGTTGACCCAAACGTTCTTCTTGCGATGAAGGGTAATAACGGATTCGGCAATGGCGATGGTTCTTGGTTCATTTGGCTGCTCTTTATCCTTTGCTTCTGCGGTTGGGGCGGTAATGGTTTCGGCTTTGGTGGCCGTGGCAATGGCGGAGGTCTTGCTAACGAAATCAACAATGACTATGGTCGTTCCTTGCTTATGGATGCTATCGGTGGCAATCGTAATGCACTCAGTAATCTCGCTACTCAGCTCAATTGCACTGAAGGACAGATTCAACAAGCAATCTCTGCCTTGACAACCCAAGTTCAGAACGTGGGCAACCAAGTAGGCATGAGCGGAATGCAAACCATCAACGCTCTTCAGCAAGGTAACATGCAGATTGCATCACAACTCGCTGATTGCTGCTGCCGTGTAAATAACAATATTACGGCTATGGACGGAAACGTCAAGTTGGCTATGTGTCAGCAGACTGGCACTTTGCAGAATGCCATCAACAATGTAGCCGTAAGTCAGGAACGAGGCTTTTCTAATGTTGCTTTCGAAACCAAGGGTCAGACATGCGACATTTTGAATGCTATTAAAGATAGTACTCAGACCGTAGTTAATGGCCAACGCCAAGCAGAACTCAGAGATATGCAGGACAAGATAGACCATCTTCGTGAAGAGAATGGAACTTATAAGTCTTCTGCCATGACTTCGCAGATTGTAGGTCAAGCTATGGCACCTGTCAACGCTATGTTGGCTGGCTTGCAAAAAGAGGTAGATGGTATCAAGTGTAAGCTTCCATCAACTGTCACAACCAGCTACAGCCCATTTACTGCTGTTCCAAATTGCGTTGCTTGGCAAACAGGCTTATATGGTCTGAATGGTGTCAACAATGCAAGCTTTTGGGGTTAATTAGGAAAGGAGGCTGCTATGTTATGGATGAGACCTTTTGCATGGGTTAATCGTAACGGCTCGGCAGCTATCGCATCTACAGGCGTGGTGGTGAACACCGAAAATGTCGTTTTCTCGTTCAGAAACCACGCCTTCGTGAATGCTAACTATAGGGGAACTATCTTTGTGAACCTATATCAAGCTATTCCGACTGGTACGACAAATACGCTGCCAATCCTTTTCGAGACCAATGGCGTAACCCAAGCTGTAACTAAGTTCAACGGCAATCCTTTGACGGTAGCCGACATTGCAGGAACTGGAGTTTATCAGTTTTGGTTCGAGCGAGATACTAACACCCTTCAGCTAATGACGGGTATTGTTTAACAATTAACATTACAAAGCTATGTTTCAAGGACTTCGACCTAACAGCATATTCTATGTGCTTGACAAGGGTGAAAACCCAAGTCTTAAAATCGGACAGGTTGTATCGGTCAGTAACCCACAACCTAAGTTCCCAACATATACTCCTGGGCAATTCAACCCACAACCAATGGAGACTACCGTTGATGTTGTCGTAAAATTGCCTAATGAACAAATGGAGTTCAAACAACTCCCATCCAATATGCAAATTGCAAATTCGGAAAACCTCGTGGTTTCTGAAAGCCGTGAAGCTATGGATGCGGAAGTTGAGGCTATGTATCGGCATTCTAAGGAGATTGTGGAAAGCGAGCCATACCACAAAAAGGTTATGGAAGAGTGCGCAAAGATGCGTGCCGTATTGAATCCACAAATAGCCAAAGACAGACAACAGGAAGAAGACATCAATAACCTCAAAAGCGAGGTTAGCGGAATGAAGGGAACTTTGACCGATATTAAGTCTATGTTGTCAGTGGCTTTGGAAAAAGTTAATACAAAAAAGTAAATCATTATGGGATACATGATAGAAATTACCGAAAACAAGGTAAATGAAATGTCAGAACTTGTAGAGAAGATGCTTAAGTATGGTGGTAAACTCATGCACTGCATTGATGAAATGGGGGATGACAAGTATGGACGAATGGGTCACAGAAACCCAATGCCGGATTACCGAGACAATTGGGATGACGATGATGACCGCTATGGTGAAAGACATGGTGGTCGCAGAGGTGGCGGTTATCGCTATTAGTATTACACTTTGAGGTGGGGAGAAATCTCCACCTCCTTTAAAAGCTTTTATTATGGGAAGATACAAAATACCACTTGACGCATACGATATGAAGCCTGAAGGGATGATTGCATACCTTCGCTACAATGGCTGGCACTTCAATAAAAAGATGTGCGATTGGGCTATTACCTTAATGCGCAAGACAAACGCAACGACTGGTAAGCTCGAAAAAGTTGAACCGACAGAAAAAGATACAGTCGAGGAACTTCTTAAAGTCAATAACGTAAAGTTGGAGAATGCCGACAATTACGATTTCGTCTATGTCGCAAACATGGCTAGAGCCGATTTCTTTAAGTCCTCTTTAAAGGACGAAGCTGCTTTGGCTCAATTCATTAAGGATATGGTGGATGACCCAGACCAAGCGGACGGATTTATTTTCAATAGATTTTATGCCGATTGCAACCATAATGGTATCGGCATTCCATGGGATGATGTATTATGATTAAACAAGAAATTTACTTGGAGAAATACGATTGGAATGTGATTGTATGTCATGTAGCTAATCAAGAAGATGTTGACGAAGCTATGGACTTACTAAGTTCCATTGATTGTAAGGGGCAACCATTATTGGATGCATACGACCACATTTCAACCGATTCTTCAAACAAAGGATTGACATACACAAATGTTTCAAAGAAAACAAGTGTTGTGCTCATTTGCAAATCTACTTCTGAAGGTGAGTATATAAATAGTCTCACACATGAAATGTTTCATGTAGTAGCACATATATGCAACCATCTGGGAATAGATATGCAAGGCGAAGAACCATGCTATCTTATGGGATGGCTCTGTCAGTCGATATTATAGAAGATTTCCTTATAAGTTTAACTTGGTGGGCAGACCTTGGATTTTTCCATCTGCCCTCCTATAAAATTACAAGAATATGAGTTGTTCGAAAATCAAAAATTACCTTTATGAACGTTTTAATGAGGATTTTAACGTTCTATCTGAGAATGAAAATCGAGTTATCATTACATTTGATGATAATGACTTGTCGGTACTCGTAAACAAGATGGAGAATAAATTATTCATTCTCGTTCCGCTAACTAATATGCATTCGTTTGAACATCATCCGGATTGGATCTTGGTAGATGGCGAACGCATCAATAGTAACCTATTTTGGAAGGAATGCGGCAACCAAGTGATAGAATATCAAGGTGATGCCCCTATAGCTATCAAGCAAGACACCATAGAGAGAATTGTTAATGATTTCATTAAAAACAGATAACGTTTTAAAATTTGCATTAATTTATTTGCAAAGCCATCTTTTTTGTCGTATCTTTGCATTGTAATAAAAATGGTGAGACACACCGAAACAACTGTGTTTTACAAACTTAATTTTCGTAGATAAAGATATTAATATATCAATATAGAAAAAAAGCAAAATTATGACAGAAAAAGGATATTTAATCAAGAAAAAAGTATTATTCATTGATTTAGACGACACGATTATTACAACTATATCAGGAAACACCTTTCCTACAGATGTAACAGATTTCAAAATCCGTAAAGAGGTTTTGGATAAGATTGTAGATGCATTCCCTACTCTTTACTATGTTGAAATAGTCTCAAACCAAGGAGGCATCCCTCAATTTGTTGACGAACAGGATTTTATCGGCAAGATTAAGGCTATTGAAAGCTTTATGCAAAAATATCTTCGCAATCATACCGGACGAAATATCTTCGTCAACTCTATGTATTGCCCATCGCATGCAGAGATAGAAATGAGAAAGCCAAATACAGGAATGCTTGAGTCGTATTCTTCTTGGAAGAAAAGTGAGCTGATAATGATAGGTGATGCTAGCGGAAAAGAAGGTGACTTCTCGGACTCCGACAAACAATGTGCGGAGAATTTCGGTATTGAGTACATAGATATAGAAGACTTTTTGAAAATGTAAAAACAAAAAAAAGGAAGTCAGAGTGACTGTTGCAAAAATTGCAACAGTCACTCACGCAAACTGAAACAAAAAAGAGAGGTAACCACTTACCTCTCTTACTCAACTTGTAAGGAATACTTACATGTTCAACTATTATTT